AGAATGCTTCCGCCCGTGTGGGCATCGACGTTGAGACCAAGGACCCAGATATCCGTGCGATGGGCTGCGGCGCGCGACGCGAAGACACTAAGCTCGTCGGGTACAGCTTTCAGATCGAGGGCGGCCCAGGATTCTACGTCCCGATGCGACACCAGGGCGGCGACAACGTCGAGTGCGAGCAGAAGGCGCTCGCCTATCTGCAGGCTCAGGCTCGGTCGTTCACAGGCCAAATCGTCGGCTGCAACCTCGGCTACGACTGCGACTGGCTCGCGACGGAAGAGGTCGACTTCATCGAATCCGGCTGTACGTGGCGCGACATCGGGGTCGCTGAGCCGCTCCTCGACGAGCTGCAATTCAATTACGGGCTCGAGGCCATCTCCCAGCGCTACGGGCGTGAGGGCAAGGACGAGAGCCTGCTCAAGCAGGCCGCGGAGCACTACGGCGTTCACCCCAAGGCCGGGCTCTGGAAGCTCCCCGCCCGATTCGTGGGCCCGTACGGCGTTGTCGATTCCAGTGAGCCTCTGGCCATTCTACGCCTCCAGGAGGCACGAATCGAAGAAGCGGGTCTCTGGGACATCTTCAACCTCGAATGCCAAGTCCAGCCCATTCTGACGCTGATGCGCCGCCGTGGCGTGCGTATCGACGAGGACCGCCTGGCACAGGTTGAGGCGTGGGCCCGTGGGGAAGAAAACGCAGCTCTGGAGGAAATTCACCGGCTGACCGGTGTTCGGATCGGAGTCGGCAAGGGCAAGGGAATCATGTCCCCGAAGGTGGTCGCCCCGGCGCTGGAGTCGATCGGCGTGACCCTCAAAAAGACGTCGAAAGGCCAACCGAACATCGACAAGGACGTCCTGCAGGCCATCGATCACCCGGTAGCGGAGCGAATTCTCTGGGCTCGCAAGACCAACAAGCTTCGAACGACGTTCGCCAAGTCGATCCGCGACCGCCTCGTGAACGGACGGATTCACGCGACGTTCAACCAGCTGAGACGCAACGAGTCGGACGACGAAGCGTCGATGGATGACGGTTCGGGAGCGCGCTACGGCCGCCTGTCCAGCGAACAACCGAACCTCCAGCAGCAGCCGGCTCGCGACGAGTTCGCGAAGATGTGGCGCGCGATCTATCTGCCCGAGGAGGGCATGACGTGGGGCTCGCTGGACTATTCGCAGCAGGAACCGCGGATGCTCATGCACTACGCGGAGAACGCGAAGCTCAGTCGAAACGCCCACGCCGCAGCGCACGGTGCCGCCGAGCAGTATCGCAACGATCGCACCACCGACAATCACGACATGGTCGCGAAGATGGCTGGCATCCAGCGTAAGGCCGCGAAAGAAATCTTCCTCGGAAAGATCTACGGCCTGGGCGGAGCGAAGCTGTGTCGGAAGTTGGGCCTCTCCACCGCGTGGGTCGTCTACGGCAAACGCTGGGCGGACACTCAGTACTTCGACATCTCTGATCGCATGAGCGCCCAGGCGTACGCAACCGAGTGCGGTGGTCGCCTGATGGAAGGCGCGGGCAAGGAAGGGCGTGAGCTACTGGCGACGTTCGACGAGAAGCTCCCCTTCATCAAGGAACTGGCGAAGCTCGCGAAGGAGACGGCCGACAAGCGCGGCTACGTCGTGACCATCCTGGGTCGACACTGCCACTTCCCAGTTGGGGTCAGCGGCAAATACGACTGGACGCAGAAGGCGCTCAACCGCGTCATCCAGGGATCGGCAGCCGATCAAACCAAGAAGGCGCTTGTTGACGTGCATAACGCGGGGCACTATCTGCAGCTCCAGGTACACGATGAACTAACAGGTAGCTTTCACGGTGAGGGCGATGCAGGTCATGCTGCTGAGATCATGGAACACTGCATCCCGCAGCTCACGGTGCCTTCGAAGGTGGACGTCGAGCTTGGGCCCAGCTGGGGAGAATCGATGTGATAGACGAACCTGTTTGTTGGTGTGGAAAGCCTATGAGGGGTCATGGTCGAGACGACCATCGGGCAGAGCGTATGGAAGAGCGAACGGTCTTTCAGTGCGCCGCAAGGGGTTGCGACGGATGCACGGTCTGTCAGCCAGAGGTTGACGAGGGCGTGTGCCACTGCGGTACTGACATGAAAAACCACCCGTTCGACAACCACCAGCCAGTCCGAATGGAACCTAACGATGGGTGAGTACAACTATCGAAGCACGGTGATGAAGGCCCTGAAGCGGTTGCGGTCCGATCCCCAGGCGGTTGAGAACTCAGCGAACCCCGGGTGCCCGGACGTCGAATGCCTGCGCGGCTGGATCGAGCTGAAGTACGCGTCTGCTTGGCCCAAGCAGACGGACACTGTCGTTCGGATCGATCACTATACACAGCAGCAGCGGAATTTCCTTCGGAGACGTTGGAACGCGGGAGGAGGTGCGTGGCTTTTACTACGGGTTGGATCACGAGGCAAGGTTGAAAACCTGCTCTTTGACGGTTTAACGGCGAATGAGTTTGTCGGTCGCGTTCCGCGCGCTACGCTCGTGGACCTCGCAATAATGCATTCATATGGAAAGATCGCCAGCGCCGATCTAGACGAGATGCTCAGACGATGACCGATACCCCAGCAGCAATTGAATTCTTGAAGCAGTGGGAGCCTGAAGGTCCCTGGGTTCTGACTTCAATCGCTATCGACCGAAAGGCGATCACAACGGCCACCTTCGACCTAACAACGCTAGATGAGTGCGTTGAGTGGATCGATCTATACAACGGTGTTCGCAACATCTACTTCCATGTCAACCCGACCGTCGGCCCGATGGACAAGAAGGCCCAGCGGGAGGACATGGCAGAGATGAAGTGGTTACACGTCGACGTTGATCCGCGTGACGGCGCCGACCTCCAGGACGAGCGTGACCGCGCACTGGCGCAGCTGATGAATCCCCCAGGCAACGTCCCGAAGCCCACGGTGATCGTGTTCTCCGGCGGCGGCTACCAGGGATTCTGGCGACTCCAGGATCCGTTCCAGATCGACGGTGACATCGGACTCGCGGAAACGGCCAAGCGGTGGAACTTGCAGCTTGAGCTGCTGTTCGGCGCGGACAATTGCCACAACGTTGACCGACTGATGCGGCTCGCTGGGACAACCAACATCCCCGACGCCAAAAAGAAAAAGAAGGGCCGAAGCGAAGAACTGGCCAAGGTAATTCTGTTCGATCACTCTCGCATCTACCCCATCTCTCAGTTCACTCCGGCCGCACCGACACAAGGCGGCGAGATGTTTGGCAGCTCCACACAAGAGGTGGAGATCAGCGGAAACATTCCTCGCGTCGCCACGATGGAAGAGCTGGATGAGTGGGACGTGCCCGACCGCGTCAAAGTCATCATCGTGCAAGGCCGTCATCCAGACGAGGGACCCAAGGACGACGACTCGCGATCGAGCTGGCTGTTCGACTGCGTTTGTAATCTGGTTCGCTGCAACGTGCCTGACGAGGTTGTCTTCTCCCTGATCACGGATCCAGACTTCGGCATCAGTGAGTCGGTGCTCGACAAGGGTGCCAACGTTGAGAGCTACGCGAAGCGACAGATTGGGAAGGCAAAAGAATTCGCCATCGATCCGAAGCTCGCCGAGATGAACGATCGCTATGCGGTCATCGAAAACTTCGGGGGCAAGTGCCGCGTTGTTGAGGAGCAGCTCGATCCAATCCTGAAACGCTCACGCCTCACCTCCCTGAGCTTTGGCGATTTCAAGAATGCCCACATGCACAAGAGCGTTCCGGTCGGTGAGGACAAGGACGGAAACCCGAAGTTCATGCCCCTGGGCGACTGGTGGACGAAACATCGGGAGCGCCGACAGTTCAAGCGAGTCGTCTTCGTTCCGAACCAGGAGGTTCCCGACGCATACAACCTCTGGCGCGGATTCGCCTGCGAAGCTCGCCCGGGCAAGTGGGACAAGCTCGAAGCTCACATCCGGGACAACATTTGTCGGGGTAACGATGGCTTGTTCAAGTACCTGATGGGCTGGATGGCTCGAATGATTCAGTTCCCAGGTGAGCCTGGACAGACAGCGATCGTTATGCGTGGCGAGCAGGGAACGGGAAAGTCGTTTCTCGCGAAGCAGCTGGGTGCCCTGCTGGGCCGACACTATATGCAGGTAGGTAACTCCAGCCAGCTGGTCGGCAACTTCAACGCCCATCTGCGCGACTGCGTCTTCTTGTTCGCGGACGAAGCTTTCTACGCTGGGGACAAGAAGCACGAAGGTGTGCTCAAGATGATCGTGACTGAAGACACGATGTCGATCGAGGCCAAGGGAGTTGATGTCGAGGCTGCGACTAACTGTCTGCATCTCATGATGGCATCGAATCATGAATGGGTAGTGCCTGCGCACAGCCGAAGTGAACGCCGATTTCTAGTTCTCGATGTGAGCGAGAGCCACATGCAGGACACGACCTACTTCGGAGCGATCCAAGATCAGATGAATAACGGTGGCCGAGAGGGATTTCTCTATTCCCTCCTGGACTACGATCTGTCAGATTTCGACGTCCGCACAGTGCCCAGGACGAAGGCGCTGGAAGAGCAGCAGTTCCAGGGCTACGACGTTCAGGAAGAGTGGTGGTACACGAAGCTATGCGACGCGGTCATGCTCAACGAAGACCCGAGCAACGTGCCGTGGCCTAACGTAGTCCGAACCGATGAACTGTACAATGACTACCTCGAATACACCAAGCGAAACAGCTTTCGAAATCCCAAGAATAAGGTTCATTTCGGTCGCTTCATCACCAAGATCGCCAACCCCAAGAAAGGGCAGTCCTCTATCTCCACCGGTCGCCGCAAGGTCTATCAGTTTCCCGACGTCGAAGAGTGTCGCCGCCGCTGGATCGAGATCTACAAGCAAGGTGAGTGGGTTGGTGAAGAGCCGGAAGAAACGATCGAGACGCCCGTCCTGGACCAAGAAGAGATCTTCTGATGCGTGCCGCGCTGACATTTTTGTTGGCAATTTCTACGCTAAGCTGTGTAGCCCCGCACAAGCCGTGCGTCACGGAGCTGCAGCTGGGCGTTTATGGCTCTGAGTCAGAAGGAACCAGCAGGGGAAGTGCAAATAGGCAGGGCCAGCGAGATACGTGGGATAACGATGACACCACGGTCGGCGGTTCAGCTACACTCATCATAGACTTAACAGGATCTTGCGAAGGAGAATAGATATGCCGCACTCAGAAGCTCACCCGGAGCCATGGCCCGACACGCCCTGGGTTATTCGAAAGAGGAACGTACGCCTCAAGCACGAAGCGCCGGAGACGATCGATTTCTATCGGTGTCAGTACCCCAACGGACTTGAGGTCACTGCTATGCGGCAAGGTGCTCTGTACGGACTCAAGCGAGGGCAGGGCGCGACGTTCAGTCTGGAAACCGACGCAGAAGGGATCCACCACGGTGTGCTCCACATGCACCTCGTGCCTGGGCAGCCCGCTGACGGAGAGGTCAGCTGCCAAGCGGGAAAGTACGAGAACAATCGCGAGTTGGCGTACAACCGTGACGCCTATCGCATGTGGAAGTTCCAGAACCCAGGGCAAGAGCCCGAGCTGAACGTTCTGTGGAGCGAATGGAGCAACTCACAGCCGCTCGGTGTCGTCGAACCTGACCCCGTGCCGGAACCCGGCCTCCTTCTGATGCTTGCAATCGGAATTCTGGGCCTAACGGTGGCAGGATGGCGTCGAAAGACTCCGTAAAGGCGATCAAGCGAAAGGCTCGAGAGATCTTCAGGGATATGCCCAAGGGAGGTTTTCACAGCAAGAGAGGCTACCGTCGCGACGGTCGAGCCGTGGACAGTGAAATCGATGAAGGACTACACGAGCGTGAGCGAGAGAACCTGGAGCGAGGAGAGCCAGATCTCATTGAAAAAAGGCGAAGCCGCGATCGTGACGAGACCTGACGGTTCGATCACTCTTCACATTCCAGGCAGCATGGACGAGGTCTCCCTGGGCCACACGCACGCCATGCTGATGTCGCTTGCTCTGTCGGGCACTCCACTGGCGGAACCGATCTACCGAGCCCTGTGCAAGGCGCATGGCCTGTCGTTGGATCTGGCAGGCGCTGGTGAGAACGAAGGCGACCTACCTAACTAGCAGTGGGGTGGTGGACAAGCCGGGATTCGAACCCGGAAGACAAGCCGTGCAAAGGCCGCCGTTCCCAGTTACTTACACTCGCCCGTGGTAGGCCCCCTCGGAATCGAACCGAGAACCCCAGGATTAAGAATCCCGTGCTCTACCGATTGAGCTAAGGGCCTAAACGTCCGGCGACCACCCCGCCGTCCAACCTCCGCCTCAGCGGATCGCTCGCTTACGCTAAAGCTGCAACGTGATGGTCGCCTTTTTCGTTACCGCTTCCCGCTCTTGCGAGAGGGAAAGTGACCGAATGCAAAACTCGGTCCGGTGTAGAACCACGCTTCGAAACCGACCGGCTTCTTCACGTAGCCCTTGAGGGCCGACGCGTTGTAGCGCCACTTGCCCTTGTTGGGTTCAGACATAACAACTCCTTGGCGCCATCAGGCGCTCTATTGGATTGTCATGACGTCTCCTTCACCTTTGAGAATGCTCCTCTCGATCAGCCGGCGGTATTGTACGGAGCGTTCACCCCGCCGATCTGCAGTGCGCGTTGCAACTGAGCCCGATAGGCTAGCTTGGTTGTGGCGCCATCGCCAGCCCGTAATTCTGACCCCGTTTGACGACTCGCCAGCGTGTGTTGCTGGGCCGACCATTCGTGATCGTGTCGAAAATCATCAGCTCGGACAGCTCGCCCAGGAACATGGGCCAGTCACGTCCGTCTCGGCTCGTCCAGATGAAGACGGCAGAGCTTCTGCCACGCGAAAACGTTTTGAGATCAAGAGTGAGCTGCAGGGGCTCGTCCGCGTCCCACCACTCGATGTCATCCAGCCACGGTTTGTTCTCGGGAAAGGACTGAAGCTCGTTGTTTCGGAAGGGCGCCTTTCGGTCCCAAGCCACTAGAACAGATCCGCCGCAAACTTCTTGGTCTGCACGATCGAGAACTGTCGGAGCTTCTTGAAGTCGATCGTCGGGTCCTTGAACTTCTTCACAAAGCTCGCGGCCTCCTCGTCGACCAGCTCGTGGAAGACCGTCGAGAGCAGCCGGGGGATCAATCGGCCGCGGACTGATTCCAGCCACATGAGCGCCTCAGGTGTCTGATCGTAGAGGAGCCCCTCGCCGAGAGACCAACGTTCGTCATTCTCCTCGATCAACATCGCGAACGTGACCTTCGCGCGCGTCTTCTCGACGAGCGCCTGCGTCACGAACTCCTCGGCGATTTCCTTCTCCACCTGCCGGGAGCCCTCCCGCTCTGGGCTTCCCATCTCGCGTCGGTTCTCTTCCTTGAAGTCGTTCCGAACGCTCTTCCCCCAGACCGTCTTGCCGACGTGGTTGACGAAGTCGTAGTTCTTGACGACCACCCCTTCCCCGACGCCACTGTTCTCGGCGATAAGGTAGGTGTTAGTCGTGTCCCGGACGTGGATGATGTCTTCCTCGGTCGGGTTGTTGATGATCTGCAGCGGCTCAAGAACCTTCGCTCCAGCCTCACGTAGGCGATCAGCCCAGGTGTCGTAGTGCAGATACCGACCGGTGTCGGGGCAGCGCACGTCGAAAATGTAGAACTCGCGCCACGCCTCAGGTCGATAGGTCTTCAGCGAATGGGGCACCAGCCACTCGCCGTAGAAGATCGGGAACTTGACTCCGTCGTACGTCTCCTGGATGTAGTCCAGTTCCGATGCCGACCATCGCATCTCCATGGCAGAGCGAAAGCCGTGGTTGTCCGCCGCGTCGAGCTGCGACAGATCACGACGTCGACTTCCACAGCAGACGCCTCCGTTCTCGCGATCGCTCCAGATCGATGCGTTCGCGCCATCGAGCTTCGGGAAGACATAGCACTTGCCCAGGAGTAGGCCGTTCACATTCGGGTGACCGAGTCGTTCGACGTGGGTGTATTTGACGAAACCCATTACTCAGCTCTCCTCTTTTCGATGGCCGACCCGATCGTCGAGAACACTCGCGTAAGCAGACCCCAAGCTAGTCCGAAGATAACGGCTCCCAAGATGCAGCCTACGAACGCCGCCGGTAGCCCCCAAAGCGGTAACGTGATGATCCACCACGACCACTCGCCAACCTCTCCGAGGTGGAAAATCTTTCCAGTGAAAAGCACAAGGAACATCATACCCAGGAGGCCGACGCCCCTGGTTTTCGTGTTATCGGACTCACTCATTTCGAAAAACCTCCGCTGCTTCATTGAATTTGTTGTGGAACTCGACGCACTTCTCCTGCACGAGCTTCGGGCGCTTCACGACCATGAACTCAGCCGTTGCTCCTTCCATGACTTCGCCAGCGATGGCGTCGCTTAGCATTAGGTACACAGGAAAGGCGGCGTCCGACAGAGCGGAGAGCGCCTGAATCTGCTCCTTCATCTTTGCGATCCGTTTCTTGTACCGGCGGTTCGCATTCTGCGACTGCGTGAGCGAGTCCTTCATCTTGGCTCGAGCCCCCTGTTCCCGCTTGACCGCGCTGCGCAGACGGTAGTTGGAATGCCACAGGCCATCGACCACCTGTGGGAGCTGCTTCTCGCCGTACGCGGGCACTGCTGCTGGAGGTCGTTCTTCAATCACCTCCAGACCTTGCTTGGCGTACCAGTCTCGGACGTCCTTCTGGTCGCTGTTCGGACCGAGCGGATCGTCGATGATGATCATGTCAGGACCGTATCCGCCAAACGCCTTTCCCACTCCGCCCGAGAACTCCTGGGCAGTCGGCCCTAACTTCGGCCATGTGCCTAGGGCGTTTTCACCGCTCATCTCTGGGCGCGGCTTGATGGTGGTTCGAGAGAGCGAGCCTACGCTATGTGACACGACCTCCTCGTTGCCGGACAGGTGAACGTGTACGGGCTCACCCGCTGCGGCGTCAGTTGCCGCCGTCATCTTGACCTCACCGGAGACCTCGATCTTCGCCGGATCCTCAGCGTTCATGCCCTGCACCAGTCGCTGAGCTGCTTCGTCGGTCAGGCCCAGGGGCTCCGGGTCTTCCACCCCGAAGTCGTTCTCCTCACCGAAGTTGGGGAACTCCCGCATCTCTTGTGCCATTTCCGCGGCGCGCTCACCGCTCATCCCATACATTTTGCCGAGTCGAACGCGCTTGGTTTCGTCCTGCAGGGCGATGTTCTCCTGCAATGCCTTGTCGTATGCCTTCTCGGTCGAGTCGAGCTGCTCAAGCGCAACGGCCAGCCGCATTTCCAACGTCGCGAAGCGCGCGCCTAGCTGCTGGACGAAGTCGTCGCCTGTGCCGACTGGGCTCTTCATCAGCTCCTTGAAGTCGAAGGGCTTGTACGGCATCTCCAGTTCGCGCCGTAGCTTGGCTGCCTTTTCGATATCACTCATCAACGGATCGAGCTGTGATCGATCGACCTCAACTTTCAGCTGCAGTTCTTCCACGGTCCTCTTCGGAGGCTCTGTCATCGGCATCAGCTTTTTCCTTTCGCCGGCATAACCAGCATCGGTATTCCGAGAGCGCAGGCCTTCTTCATGCAATCAAGCGTGCCGCTTCGGGTTGTCCTCCCGTCCCAAATCGAAAGTACGAACTCGGGCTCCCACTCTTTCAGCATCTGGCTGTTCCGACGAGGTCCAGCACCCAGGCCGTGTGCTTTCCAGTCAGCCATGAACGTTCTGTGGGTGATGCGGTCGGAGTCAGTTCGATCCACCCACTCGCGAACCATCTTGTCCGCGCCGTCAGCACCACCCTCAGCGATGTGAAGTGTGGCGTTAGGTTGATCAACGTGGATCTCGGTGCGATTCATGGCCATCTGCCACATCACTCGCTCCATGAGCTTGTCGAAGTTGCCAGTGCTGCAAGAAAAACTTCGGCTGCCAGTCACCACCAAACGAAATGGGTTGTTAGGCTCGTTCATTTCTTTCCTCGCATTCGCATGAGACCGTTTAGCTTCGAGCGCAAGTCATCACGCTCCGCAATCAACTGACTGCGCCGCTTGGTCTGTACTCGCTCCAAGGACTTTTCAGTCTGGAGAGTCAGTCTCGCTAGGCCGGACATGGAAGGGCTTGGGTGCTGTGTATTTCGGAACATATTTTCTCACACATGTGACGGATGCCTGCGATCCGATCATCTTTACGTCGACGATCGAGACATGGCATAACATCCGAGGTGTTTCGTATTCGAAGATTCTCAAGCTTTCCGACTCGATCTCGAGTAGCAGCCGGGCCTCTTGTGCCTCCGCTTCGGGAATGACCACCAGGGACAGGAACGCCAGCATCAGAAATACCAAGATCCAGCCCAGTAGGGTGAACGTGTCGGGCCGTTTCACGGGGCCGGAGTTTTCACGGTGAGCGCAGCGACGCATTCAGGGACCTTGACCTTCCATCCGTACTCGACCAGCTTCTCGCAGGCCAGTTCAGGATCATCAGGATCCACCTCGAACGCGGCCATGGTGTACCCGACACACGCGGAGATGGTGCCCCAGAAGAGTAGTCCGGACACTAGGGTTATGATCAACCCGATTCGTTGATTTTTTCGATCAATCGTTTTCGCGCCTGTCATTCCAAACTTCCTTTCCTCTGTATGCCATCTGCTGCGCGTAAATAACATACGCGTCTGTATCCTCGACCGGTTCAGCCTTCCTTCGCGTCTCGGGCCCCTTCTTGGGAAACGAGAACAGAAGCTGCTGCAGGTTCATCATCGTCTCAACGGAGGTCGAGGTGGCCAGCGTTGTTACTGCGTACTCAGGTACCTGCGAGGGCTTTCTTCGTTCCTCATCCTGCAGCCGCCTGACCTGTCCCGCGTGATTCCAGAGGTTCATTCGTTGTCCGGCATTTCTACGTTGACTACCGCTCCGGCATGGATCATCACGGTGCCTTCGGTACAGCTCTTCAGTCTCATTGCTTCGACAGCCACGCCAAATCCCTTTAGGCTTTTCTGCGCTTCCGCTGTAAGTTTGTTGTCGAACTTCGCTCGCCCGTCGTTGATCTGCCCGATCGGTGTGGTCAGCACAGCCTTCCGCATGCCCGCCTGGGCTAGTTCAGCCATGTTTTCTTCAGCGTCGTGGTTCTCGACACAAAACTTGTACAGGTTCTCGATGGTGTAGACAACAACGCCGTCGACTACGATGGTTTTTCCCTCAGTCGTCTGGATCATCTGCTGCTCCAGACTCACGATCTGTCGAACTACAGGATAGACGTCCATCTCCGTTGTGACGGGCCACCACCAGTGGAGACCGGGCCCAACCTCCCGGGCTTTCGCCTTGGTGAATTTGACCGCCCGCTCCGTCACTCGCACCAGCTGAAGCCGGGGCACGAGCCGCGCGAGATACCTGATGAAATCGCCTATCCATCCGAGAGCTGCATCCATCGGGTCATCCTAGCAGATTCCAGATGTCGTCAATAGAGAGCGGCAGAGAGTCCTGAAAGTACCTAGATTCGATCTCACGCTTCATGCTCAGATCTTTTCGGCGCTCCTTTCTCAGCTCTTCCTCGAACGCCTCTTCCTCTGGGCTCAGGATCTTGTTCTTGACCCTCATGTCCTCAAACTGATTCGGTGGTACGGCGATCTCATGCATGAACTCGCTTACGGTAGTTCTATCCTCAGCCCACGCTTTGTTAATTCGTTCGTAGGCGTCGAGTAGCAGATATCTTGCCTGCTTTCCGGAAACCTGTTTGTTAATCATCTTTCTGCTTATCACCATTCGCAGAGCTTCCTGCACTAAGTCATGCTGATCGTCATCCTGTATGTTGAAGGTCGTTCGACAAACAACAGTGAGCTTGTCGATCCAGGGCTGAATCTGTTCGTTGGAAATGACTTCAGATTCCGTCATACCCTCCCTCGTATTCGTAGTCGGGGGTGGGTGCCTCGTTCAAAAGCTCAAGCTCATCGGATGCAGACGTGACCGCAGCCTTGCCGTGCAGGCACAGGCATGGGTAGTTCGCAGGAACTTCAGAACAGAGAGGATAGTCGTAGGTCCAGCACGATCGTCGATCGTTGTTGCTCTGGCCTCCGCCCTCACAGCTGTTTCCCATCAAACACATCGCCATGAAAACCAACACGATCACGGATGCCCAGGTGCGACCTGCGACGATGTCGCCGGCCATGCGCTCGCTGATCTTCGTGCCTTCGCGCGCCGCGTGAGGACCGACGCCGTCCTTGAGTCGCTGCTTGAACAGACGGACTTCGTCCTTGTTCGTCTTCTGATAGCCGGCCTCGCGCGTGCGTGACTGGTGGTTGAGTCGAGAGGCCAACGAAGGGCCGCCTTGATTTCGGATCTTGTTATTCGGCATTTTCTTGTGACTCCTTAAGTGCTCGTTGCCAGCGTCCCATGAAGTACTCAAGACGCTCTCGAATGTTTTCCGGGTCTCCGGTGAATACCGCAGCATCGATACTCTGCAGCGCTTCCTCGTCAGACGGATGGATCATACGAACCTCACTCGGTAGTGAATATCCCCGGGGATGAAATTCTCCAGATCGATGAAGTCAGGGTCGCTGGGCTCGAGGCCGTCCAAGCCCAGGTGCCTGAGCACGCCCTGTTCCCACTCAGGGCCTCCGAGTTCGCCGCCGAACAGATGGCCGAGCATCTCATCAGCGCAGCCAGAGATGCCGCACGCAGCGTCGAGAGGGAAGGGCTTGGAGCCTTCGAATTCCCCGACGCGGACTTCCAGACGGACGATGTCCCCGTGTCTGATGGTTCCAAAGGAAGGATCAATTTGAGCGCAACAGAACGAGAATCCAAACTCAGCGCAGGAGAGCCAGAGCTTTCCTTCCTGGAACTTGTGCGGGGCCTTGCGTCCGACGAACGGAGTCGCAAATAGAATCGGAGAAGTGACGACAGGTGACGACATAACTAAATAACCTCTGCTTGTATGTACCACTCTTCGGAAGGCAGTGACGGGAACTTTATCGCTTATCCCAATGTTGCCATCGAGTTGCTATCCAAACGAGACTTCGGGTACTCCTTCGGAAGGCTCATGAGCGTACCGTCAGCTTTCTTCCAGCCGCGTCTCATCCCGATGATCGCACGAGCAAGCCACATCGTTCGATAGATCAGCTCCTCGCTGTAGTGCTCGCGCAGCTCTTCGAGGACGTCTCTTGCGGTGTACGAGTCGCACTCCACCTCAAGAAACTCACGCGCGATCAGACAGTGCTTGCAGGTCTTGAACCGGGACCAGCGTCCGTCGTAAAGCGAACTGACCTGCTCATAGGTCTCGCCACGTTCAATCGTGCGAAGGCACTCGCAGCACATGTGCGTCTTGCGAGCCTTAACCTGCTTGGCATCCCACACATCAGAGGGGTCGCAATCTATTCGGCACATAGAAATCTCCTGGGCCTCACACCCGTCCGGACGTTCATCTTGTTTGGCTGTACGGGAGAAAGTTACGCTCCCGCCCCAGGCGCTCTTCGGATTTGGTTATTCCACCCGGGTGGCCCTAATCCAGTTTGCGTCAGCCCTGTGATCATCTTTAACGTCTAAGTTCGACCACGAATTAGTTTGACGATAGGCCTAACATGTCGTTCAGCTTCTGGAGGGGAAGAGCTGGCAGCATTGGCGTTGTGCCTAGTCCCTGGGTGAACTGTTCGATCTGCGGCCACTCCTTGCGCAGCTTTTTGATCGTCGTGAAGTGACGCAACTGAGCGCGAACCTGATTGCGGACGTCGGTCATTTCAACTCGGATCAACTCCTTGTCTCGTTCAAGCGAGTGAAACTGCTTGGTCAGAGGGCTCGTCGCGGGGAAAGCAAGATTGCCTTCTCCCCATCGCATGTGCTCGGACAAAAAGCGACGAGGCTTTTCATCCTGGAACTGAGCGTGGCTGTTCCTGCCACCAAAGGTCAGGCGAATTTCTGACGATTCCTCAAGCCACCCCTTGGGCAGACCGTTCATCTTTTCTTGAATTATGCCGTTGTAGGTAGCGCTGTACACAGCCTCGGCCAGTTCGAACTCACGCCTGGTGTGTTCGTCGAGCGTCGCCTGAAAGCGGTGCGCGATGAGACGTTTGATGATCTCATCTCGCATGGTCTGGTTGAGTCGGTCTGACATCTGTATCTCCCTGGGCCTCAGGAAAAACGGGCCCTTCCAAAATTCGTCTTGTCTTTTTTCAAATAAATTCGATAATTGACTTCAAAATGTTAGTTTGCATTGTCTGCGCTGCAGCACCCGTCGCAGCCATGAATGCCCATCGCGGCACTCTTTCGAACAGTTGTCTTGAGGAATGCAATATCGTCGGGATCTGGGTGTCCAATGCTGTGGGGGCATATCCGTTCCATGATCTGTCGATCGTTGCGCCAGTGCTGCGGCCAGCTACGCATGTGATGATCGCTCGGGTTGTGAACAGAACATGTCTGGCCTTCACACCCCGCCGGATCGTGACAGTAGATCTGTTCGCCACCCTCAAGCTCCGTTGGTCCAGCCATCAGTACTGCCCGCTGGGCTTGAAGATTCGCCGCTTGTCGATCGAGGTCTTCACTCGCTCTGTCAGGCTGAAGAGCAGATCAACAACCTCCTCGTCGTAGCAGGATGAGAACGGCTCCACATCGTGTTGGTGGCAGACCAGGGCGGGAAAGATCTTCTTGGCGATATCGATTGCCTCGCTTTCGAAAACGCTCTTGTCGACAGCCACCCCATTATCCATCACCTCGGCATAACGCCCAGAGTGCAGGCGATCGACCACGAAGATGTCGCTCATCGCGACTTCGACGCCCATCAGCTTGATGAACACGAACGCCTGGGACAGCTTGTCGTCGTACGACTCGATGCGTTCAGTGGTGTGGTGGACAATTCTCGGCGGCTGCTTAGTCTTCCAAACCTGCAACGCAGATTTGTTGAGGTTCTCGTTCTTCCGGTTGACTCCGCAAACAGAGAGGAACTCGTCCGACACGTCTTCGGCATGACTCGAGAAATCGAGCTTCGATTCGAATTCGTTGTTGGCCAGCAGGATCTCTTCCAACAAGTCGTAATCTTCGAGTCGCGAGATCGCGCGCTCAACGCAGTGGCGGTAGTAGAAGTCGTACTTGACCGTGCGATCTTCCGTCAGCTCCAGAGCGCTCGTGACGTTGTAGGTGAACGCTGCGTCCTCGGAGTGCTTGATTGCGCGGATGCCTCGGTAGAAGCCGAAATCGTTTCCTCCTTCGTGGATTTCCACCTCGCACCACTTGGTGATAGGCAGCCGCTCTGGACTCAGGAAGATGCTGCCCCGGTCTTCGTAGGCCTCGTGGAACTCATCCCCTTCAACGACGATGATCGTATCGAAGTCCTGCGGGCGCGGGGGCTCGTCGCTGATCGCGCCGCCCTCGTCAAGCGTGTTCGAGTGAAGCTCGCGGTAGGCCTCCCATACCTTCCAGTTTCGCCCAAGGTCGGCAGTGAAGCCCAGGTTCTCGCCGTCCATGCGAACGATTTCGACCTCTTGATCGCGAACAGTCTCAACCACGGTGTCGAAGAAATGTGCTTCGCCCTCGCGGACGATCGTGATCGTTTGTTTGTTGCGGAGCAGCGTGGCGATGGCGAACTTCAGTCCGGTGCCAAAGAATCCGATCGGTGTCTCGGTTGCTTTGATGTTCACGCCCATCAGGCGGATCATGTTAAGGTCGATCGCTTCCTTGTTGTAGAAAAATACGCTCACTATTCGCTCTCAATCGTGTATTTCGGGTTTGTTTGAAGGTGCGCCAGCTCATCGCAGCAAAGGCTGTCTTGGATCATGTCCGTTTCGATGAAATTCTCAAGCCACATCTGGTCAGTACCGTCGGGCACCTCAAAGGTGATGGTGATTTTCTTCATGATCTCACAATCCTGATTGGTCGTAGGGTGGGAGCACGCCTGACCTCTCGGACGGCTGCCTGAATATCTTTCAGTACATCGACGGAGGGATCGTTCCACCGCATAACGGCGTGTTGGACACGATCGTCCATCTGCGTGACCCAACGAATCTGGGTGTAGCTCTGTTGCCCCTGGTCAAAGCCCATCTGCAGGCGGGGCACAGGTTTTTCCTTAGGCACCAGCGCAACAGCCGCCGCTGCGACGGGCAGCGCGAGCACGCCCTTTAGGAAATCTCGTCGTGAGCTGCTCACAGCTGCACCTCCCTCATCTGCTCTTCCGCGTATTCGAGCTGCTGATAGGCCCTGATCAGGTTGCCATCATCTCGCAGCATTCGCATAGCGGCGTCCACGAAGTAGACAGCCCTGCAGGCGGGGCACGCGATCGGATCATTCTCGACGGCAATGGCGCCGAACTTGATTCGCTGGCTGCAGCACTTCATATCTAATCTCCGGGCGTGTATTTTCCCGCCTTAACATCCATCATTAGGCCAACGACCTTATCCGCGTCGCCTTCGCACTGAGTCACATCGATCGTCCACGTCTGACCGTCTTCCGACCATACCTCCATGTTCTTGATGCTGAGCAACAGGTCAAGAATCTCGAGTTGGTGCTTGGGCTGTCGGCACAGGGGACAAACGTGATCGGGCTTATCGTAGTTGATCAGCTCCGTCCGTAGCGCCGCAGCCGCCTTTTTGACATCAGGCGGTGCGGCGTCACGACAGGCCAGGATGACGTTAAGAAGATCACAAGTGGCCTTCTCAACCCCGATCATGCTCGGCGCTTCCGGGCAGCAACGAGGCCCAGGGTGCCTAGCAGTAGACTCGACGCGAGTCCGGGCTCTGGGAGTTCGATCGGAACGTTTGGCGAATTTTGAGGCACGCCGTTGATCTGGTCGTGGAGGCCGTAGATCTGGAAGAAATCGAAACCGTTCGGCTGTCCGGGATCTTCGAAATCGAAGAACAATTCACGCTCAAGTCGATACGCCCCGTCGTCCCACATAACAACGATGTCCTGACCACTCGTCTCGGGCAGGTTTGGAATCGGCGGAGGAAACCCCGATAGGCCGGTAGCGATATCCGCGTCGATGACATTGTAGTAGTGTCGGATGCCTTGTGGGTCCGTCTGTCCGGGTGCGCGTGCGTCGGAGTGGGAATATTGAAACCGGACACGCCAGAACAGACCAACAGTCTGAGAGTTTGACGCCAGCCACGTACCCGAGTCGTTGAAGTCAAGATAGATGAATTGTTCAGATCCAGCCCCGAGCATCGCGCTGCGTCGAGGATGGACGAACCAGATGCTCCGAACGGGAAATGCCGGGGTATTCACAATCCAAACTCCGGGAGGCGGAATGAAGCCCCAGCCCTGCTCGGGAACGCTGCCCATCATGGCCATCGCGCCGCCACCGCTGAGCGCAGCTGACGACATCATCGCCGAAGGGGCTGCTACGGCAGCGTCGACCTGTTCCTGCATTTCCTTCAGGGTCATCTCAGACATCGCCGGAAGCGACGTGAGGATGAAGATTACAATCAAAATCATAATTCGCATGTTAGTTTTTCTCCTTGTTGATTTCTGCCGCGCGTGCGAGATACGCAACACGCTTAGCTGCTCGGGCCTTGCGGCCTGCTTGCTGCTTCTTGGTTCCGTCCGTGCGTGTGATACGCCGAAGTTTGTCGTCTCGCTCTTCCCGATCCACCAGCCGCTCCAAGCGAGTGGCCATCAAGACCGCGTATCGTCGTCGAGTGGCTCGGTTGAGCACGATCGTCTCGAATAGCGCCGTGCCATTCTTATCGACGTTTCCCGTTTTAACTGTAGTGGTTCCGAACGGACTTCCCGAACTAACCTCGTTGTACGTGGGCTGTGGCCACGCGACGTCCTTCATCTGCGTCATACTGCTACCTCTCCTTTCAACCCAGGATGTGGGTCGTATGACCTCACTTCGAGGTGCTCTGGGCGGAAGTCAAAAATCGATTCGACCGAGTCGTCGATGCCTACCCGGGGTGCCTGTCTTGGGTGTCGCGTGAGCTGGATGCGGCCCTGCTCCATGTGGTTCTCGTAGATGTGCAAATCGCCCAAGGAGAAACACAGGCGGCGCGGTCGATACCCCGTGACGTGAGCGAACATGCGGAGGAGGAACGCGTAGCTGGCGATGTTGAACGGCATCCCAAGAAAGATGTCGATCGATCGCATGTTGACTAACATGTTCAGGTCGCCGTTCTGCGTCTGGAGCTGGAACGCGTAGTGGCAGGGCATGAGAGCCATCTTTGGAAGGTCGGCAACATTCCAGGCCGAGACCAGGATGCGTCGGCTGTTCGGATCCGTGTTGAGCAGCTCGACCGCCTGCTGGATCTGATCGATCGACTTGTGGCTCCAGTGTCCATCGTAGCCTCCGGGGCCATCGAAGTGCTCGCTCTTGACGTGCCACTTCCGCCACTGTTTCCCGTAGACGGGACCCAGATTGCCGTTTTCAGCGGCCCACTCGTCCCAGATCGTGCAGCCCAGGTCGTTCAGGTCGTTGTTATTGGTCGAGCCAGATAGAAACCAGATCAGCTCAGCGATGATCGACTTCGTGTGGACACGCTTGGTCGTGAGCAGGGGGAAGTCCTCGACCACATCCGGGCATTCCCAGAATCGTCCGAAGACCTTGCGCGTGGGTGTGGCGGTGCGGTTGTCGCTCTTCACGCCATTGAGCATAACATCGCGGAGTAGGTAGAGGTAGTTTTCTTCACCGGTCATTTCGGAAACCCTTTGATCCCGACCGCTTCCACTCCGCCTTCTTTGAAGATCGTGAGTGATTTCTCGAGATTTTTGACCCAATCTTCGCGCTCGAAAAATGGGCCGTCGTTGAAGTATACGAACTTTGAGATTCCGCTCTGAACAACGGCTCGCGCGCAGTCGCAGCACGCCGCGTTGGGCGCGTACATTGTCGAACCCCGCAGTGCCACGCCCTGGGCCGCCGCGTTGTAGATCGCATTGCGCTCACCGTGTTCGTACCAGAGATATTTCTCAGGGCGTTCGTGCCGCTCTTGCGGAGCCTCATCCACTCCTCTGGGCAGTCCGTTATAGCCCAGGGAGAGCAGCACCTGATGGTCGCCGACTATCACGACGCCGACTTGGGACGAATCGTCTTTCGACCATTCAGAGATCGTCATCGCGAGCGCCATCCACCGACGAGTCCAACTGACCTTTGGCGCCATATCGCGACTGCGAAGAAGCTGAGATCCATGCTCTGAGCAGAACTGCTCGTTCTTGTTCACGCATAACCAGCCAGCTTCTTGACACCCGCGCTCCAAGTAGTGGGGATCGCGAGCGACGTCTATGTCGATGACTTCGGAGCAACCTCCCGGCCAATCGCAACGGGCGATCGAGCGATCTTGAAGGTCGTTTCTGATCAGAGTCATACCTCGATTTCTTCCTTTTCGAGGAACCATTCAGCGACTTCGAACGAATCGAGAGCGCCTGCGTCAGGGGAAACACGAGACGCCGTGTCCTCCTGCAGCACCGAGATCGGAACCCAGTGGGTCTTCTTGTCGCGCTTGATCAGCACGGCCTTTCCCGAGTCCGAAATTCGTTCAACATTGACCTTCCCGAGGTCGGCGTATTCAGTCTTTCCCATTGATCTTCTCCCGTTTTCCGCTGTTGCTGCGGAGACTAACTTCTCGTTGACGATCCAGATCGAAGTAGATTGACGCGTCCCAGTCTAGCGGGATGCCTAACACTTCGAACTCTGCTTTCGAAAGGGTCAGGAACTTTGTGTAGGGCTCCATCCCTTTATCATGTACCTTGAAGCACTCACCATAGGTGAGCTTTTCCTCTACCACAAGACTCCAGTACCCGCCCTCATCCAACAGTCCGGACGCAGTCCAGCCTAACAATATGTAGCATGGCCGTTCCGCATCGAACTCATCCGTGGGGGATAGCCGGATCTGTCTCTTTCGTGGCACTCAGATTTTCCTGAAGTCTTGAGGGTTGATTCCTGTTCGCCGCAACAGGTCGTAGAAATCACGACGGTCCTTGCCTGCTATTCGAGCCGCCTTGGACACATTGCCCTCAGCGTGTGTTAGGCACTCGACTGCATACCTCCGTTCAAATTGTCGTTTCGCGTCCTTGTACTTCGGAAATCCTGTCCACTGTTCTTTGTTTTCCACTGCATCCTCATTGGCGCATCGCCTTCAGCATTGCAGCGGCATCGGTGGCTTGATGGATCGCATCGGCCAACGCACCGTGCTTCGTTCCGTCCGCTAGGGGCGGCTGTCGCAGGCCTTGTGGGCCCGTCTTGAACAGTGTACGCAAGCAGCATTCGGCGCGAAAGGACCAACTGGGCACCATCTCAAACGCGGCCATGCAGGATCTGATGCCTGTGAGATCGTATGTCGGTGGCTTCGCCCACACCTCGGACGCTCCGCGCATGTCCTGGTTGAACTTGTCCAGCGCGAACACCGGATGGGCTGCGTGCTCGTCCAGCTCTGGGCCCCATGGCTTGGCCTTCTGATCGAGCCAGAAGTTGATCGGTCCCGAGTTGACTTTGAGTCCCTGGGACAGCTGCAGGTCGATGTCCAGACGTACTTCCTTCGCCGTCTCGAGATCTGGCCCTAGGTCGGGGCGGAAGCGGACCCAACCGATCGAGAGGATCACTCCGCCGGGCATGTCCCCGATCGCTTCAACGTCTACCATGAATTTCTTATTGCTCACTGAGCCAATCTCCCGAGCTGTTCGCTGAGCTTCATCGCGACCATCGAGGCCGTTTCGTCCAGCGTTAGGTTCAACGATTCCACCTCGACGTCGCTTATCGCATACGAGAGCGAACGGGCCGCTCCGATATCCCCGTAGACGTGGATCTCTGCGACGGTAGTACTCTCCACGCGCCGGACTCCGTAGCCGCTGACCGACCCTTGCTGCATCAAGGCTTCGAACTCGTTAGTCAGAAGCGTACGGAATCTGGCGCTGGAAAAGCTCATACTACTTCTCGAAGATGAGAGCTTCGCCTTCGGTGCGGATCGCGATCGGGGTATCGAATCCCTGGAGCAATCGCACTCGGGTCACCTGGGCAACACCGGGGCTTGAAAGCTGGAAGGTTCGAGTTCGGAATGAGGCCGCTTCGAACTTGGCCAACTCATGGCTCCAGTTTCGATTGCGACGAGACTTTTTCGTTTTCGTGGGCATATCGTTCTCCTAGAAAGAGCCGTGCGAGACGGCGGTTGAGACGACGCGGATTGCGCCGTACGTGAAACCACCGAACGCTGCGGCTCGAATGGCAGTATTGATCGCCGTGTAGGCGATGATGTAGAGCAGCCCCTGATCCTTGCCTGGGGTGATCTTCAGGGTGAAGAAGGTCTGATCGAACAGACCTGCGAAAATATCAAACATGCATCTCTCCTGGGGCCGTATGGGCCTCGACCTTAAATCAACACGCGCGGCAGAGCAAGGCCCCTAGCAAATAAAATGTGGTCGCGAATACACAGGTCTCAAGCCAGTCGAGTGTCAAACCTCAAGTCCCTTGTCTTTCTCTTTATACTTCAGGTGTTTACGTATTATTTCTGCCGGCCCCCCGTTGGCGCGAATGAAGGCCCTGTACTTGCTCACGGAGCATCCCGCGATGAATGTCGAGACGGGCACAGAGCCCAGGGCGGACTCGCGGCCATCCAGAGACTTGACGCACAGCTTCACCGACAAGAAAGCGATCGATCTGAGGACAGGATGTCGATCGGCGCTGGCCATGCCTCGCTTCATTCGACTAACGGCCGCGTGGGTGTCGCGTATGCACTTGATGCCTTCGGTTTTGGTTGGGGACAGCTGGACGCAAGCCGCTTCCCATTGCTCCTTGAGGACGTCCAGATCCTCAGAGAATATGAGGGTCGCGTGGACCGTACCCGGGAGGGTAAGGGCCATCACAGCGATGATCAGGAGTCGTTTGAACATGGCGTGTAGTTCTCCATCCAGCTGTCCCATCCAAAATGATTTCCTAGCGGTCCGTCCGATAGGATGTTGTCTAGCAGTTCGATGTGGTCGTTGATCTCGTGCGTTAGTTTACGGGTCGCGTCGACCAAGTGCTTCGGCTCATCAAGGTCGTCGCAGGCTCGATCGATATCTTCCGACAGGCACCAGTTTACGGTCTGGTCGTCTTCCATCCGAACGAAGAACGATGTTCCCATGCCACTAACAAATCGGAATTGGTACTTGTCGCAGAAGGGAATCACGTACTTGTTTCGCAGAACGTTGGCCGCCTTCTTGGCCTCCGAGTCAACCGCCTCGTGCATCGCCTCCATCATCTCGTCGTCTTTTTCAAACAGCATCTTCATCCTTCCGTCGGTCAGGTCCGGGCCGCTTGGTGTCGCGTCGATCGAGGCCGCGTGAGACCATCTCCCGAATGATCTCCGGGTCTGTTGCCCAAGGGCGCAGGCAGATCGGGTGGTCGCGTTCAACCTGCTCCTTCAAGTCTCGAGCATTGATTTCGATCACGCTGCGCTCCGGTGCGCGCGGGCCGCCTGGGTCTGCCAGCTGAGTCGCCAAAGTTGTGCCATGCGCGCTGCGAACTCAGAGCCCGCACCTTCGGGGGTTAGGTACTTGATCTCGTATTGCCAGATCAGGTCGAGCCCGGGGACGCATGGGGCTCCGCGCTTGAACGCATCGGCACCTGCATCTCTCATCCGGTCAGCTGCTGGGTCGGCCTTTAAAATGGGCATGGCTACAGTTCTCCAACGGCTAGAGAGTAGGTGTGGGTTAGGCCGCGTGGCGTGCGGATCGGGAAATCCTCTTCGACCATGAACTTGATGAACTCGAATCGCTGTTCAGGCGACATTTTTCGGTAGGCGTTCTTGCCGTCTGACATCCGGCGTGGGGATCCATCCGGGACGGTCTTGAGCGGTTTTCCGTTTCGGACGTTAGCGGCCTTGCGCGCCGCCCGTTCGTCCTGCTGCTTTCCGTTTGAGTAGCTATCGCCCATGTCTTGGGCCTCCGTTTCGTTTGTTAGTAACCTATCGTCGCGTGTGGTGTCGAACTTTAGGCTAATTATCCGATTTTTTCTTTGACCTGCCGAAGCGCCTGAGCAGGCAGCTGACCGGCATTTGTTGGGCTACCTGCCATAGGCAACTTCGTTGTCTTTCCATGGCGTGAGACGATTAGCTTCGGGTGCTTTGCTCCGCTATGTCGTACCTCTACCGAATAGCCTGCCCGCTTGAGCGCCTTTACGATCGCCCGCTGATGCTTCTGCAGCCGGGGTGCCGCGCTCATGCAGCCATCACGATCTGCTCGACGATGCCCTTGGCCATCTGCACATCAATTGCATTCCCGATCATCTTCCCCGCGAGGCCCTTCGCCTTCGGGAGGACATACGAATCCGGGAAGCTCATCGATCGCGCCATTTCACGGGCGCTCAGCGTCCGCATCCGGTCGCCGTCGATGATGTACCATTGACCGATCGACTTCGTGGTTGACGTTGGGAAAAAACCGTCAAGTGGCCTGCCTGACGACTCTGAGACGTTCGCCCAGAGGCAGCGCTCGCCGGCCTCGTTCTGGGCCTTTTTAACCCGGATACGCATCCGGGCCGACTTGGAATCGATCGGCTTCCAGTTGTGGTGCGGGGCCGCGTCGTCCTCAAGACATTCGGCGATCGTTCGGGCCGCATGGCCATACGTCGGAGAGAGGACTGGGGCCGCGTGGCCCATGCGTGCGGTGATGATCATTCTGTCGCGCTCCTGCGCGCCGCCGTACGCGGTCGCCCGGATCACCTGGGTGTGGGTCTGGTACCCGAAGGCCTTGAGCATGCCGTGATAGGCCTCGAACGCGTCCCATCGCATCATGTCCACCACGTTCTCGATCGCGATGAACTCGGGCCTAAGGGTGTCGGCGGCGGATAACACAGCCATAGCCGTGTTGCGGTCTCGCTGCGCCTTTTCTTGGGCCGCCTGGGCCGATGGCCTAACGTTGCCGCCGGTGCCCCTTCGCGCGGGTTGTCCGCACTGAGAATATCCCTGGCACGCTGGACTCGCCAGAAGTATCCGGGTAGCCGGGACTTGCGTCCAGTCTGCCTCCTTGAGATCTTGTCGGACGTGGGCCGTGTGGGGGTGGTTGGCCGCGTGGCAGTCAACGGCCTCCTGCCAATGGTTCGCAGCCCAGAGGACGGGAACGCCTGCCATGTTCGCGCCGGTACTGAATCCGCCGGCACCTGCAAAGAGATCGATTGCGTCAAAGTTGCTCATTGTTTGCTCCATTGTTATTTATACGGTCTTGATTCGTCCACCACATCCTCGGTGGGTGTACTGTTTTGAATTCGGCAATCGTCGTCGACGTTCAATCACGTAATCGCAACGCTCGCACTCTGCAACTATCTTTAAGGGCCGCTTGGGGGGCCGCGTGATGCCGATAGACTGGGCCGCCTGGGCCGTGGCACATCGGTTGCCGCTATGTCCGAGTGCTCGGGCGTGTGCTTTCCACACCCAGTTGTGTCCGGAGGGGATTCCGGCCCAGTGGTGGGCGATTTCATGCGCAAGCGTGTCGCGCATTTGATCCGGATCGGCAAAAACGCACTTGTGTACTTCAATCCATCGCTCGCCCGTGTTCCTATTCGAGCACGCCATGCCTAACGTAGTGCGTAGCCTAGTGTTTACGTAAACGGGAATCGCGAGGATATCCTCGGGAATGTTGGCGAAATTTTCAACGCAGAACCGAATGCAATTGCTTTCGACTGTTCCTATGGGACGCTTGGACATAGTGGTTTTCTCCGTTTTTTTTTCATACGTATCGGATAGGGCCGCGTGGGCTTTAGTCTTTTCTAGGGCCGCGTGGGGGCCGTGCGGGCCTCGCGTGCCGCCTGCAGGTCCCATGCAACTAACTCCGTTTGACCTACTTGCTTTCGATATACACCAACGCTGCACACTGCACCGTAAATGCCTTCTGACCGCAGGTTCATTACCGCCAACTTGCGCGTCGGTGCGAGCACGCGGTAGACCCGCGAATGATCGGCAACATTGACGCACCCTTCAGGTTGCGGGTCGATTGCCATCGTTATGCGCCATTCTTTTACCTTGGGAATGCTCATCCTATGCCGCCTTTCGGTTAGCGTCGCGCGCGATCTTTCGACCGAGTCCGCCGGGGCCGTGGTCAATAATCACTCGGCCACCCGTCGCGCCGTTGCATTTAATGGGACACTCGGCGCACGTTAGGCGCTTGCCAGCTTCCGCGCTCGCAGGGCATTGACTCTCACCCTTAACCCGTTCGCGTGCATCCTCGCGGCCATCGGCTACGCGGAAGGTCGCCCAGAGGAGCGCTAGCGCCTCATCGCGTTCGGCGATCGAGTCGACCGAGGCCATACAGATTCCGCGCAACGCTGCGCCGGTGTCGCGCCATCGGTGGGTGTACCCCGTGTGTTCCGAAGCGGACGCGGCGAGCGCGTGCCAGATTACAGCGTCAACCGCTCCCGGATCGCCCCAAGCGCCCATGCGAAGCTTTAGGCCTCGGACGTATGCGACTGCGCCGCGTAGGTCGGTCGGGCGATATGCGCCGCGCTTGACTGCATCGAAAACGATCCGCGGACCGTGGGCTAAATTGACATAGCAGCGCGCCGCGCCTGATTCCTTTGCAAGCGCTGGCCGGTGCGGGCAATCGCCACAGACCGAAACATCGGCGCCGCTTTTCGCGGAGTCACCCGGGGCAACGTCGCGCGGGATAATATAGGTCTGAATCATCGCGCCGGTTTTGGCGTTCGCCTTGCCGTGCGCGGATTTCATCGCGTCTTTTCGTCCCCGCAAAATCACATAGACGGGGGAGCCGTCGATTAGGCTAGTGCTTTCGAAGTAGATTCCATCGGCCATCGTTTGAGTTTGCTCCTTGTGTATATGTATCCTATCGGGCGCGGGGGTGTCGACCTTAAGCGTTATTTTGTTATTTTCTTGCGCAATCGCTTTCGGGTGTGATCGCCTGTTTTTAGGTCGGGGCTAGTATGCCTTTACGGTGGAAAAACCCGTTACAGGGGATTTAGGAGCGTGAGTTTTGGAAGCATGGAATGCGCAGGCCTCGAGCCGGAAGCGTGGGCCAAACGCAAAAACCCCCAACCCGGGGAGCAAACCAACCGGATCGGGGGCGCGGGCCATCCGCTTAATTTGTGACTGACCTAGGGTCGGTCGGCTTCGCAGGCGTTCCGCCCCTTGGGCGTAATTGCACCGTTCTTGCGCATGAGACCGAGCGGCACCAGAGAGTCCCGCGTGGGCTGATAGTCCTCAATCGGGAACCGTCGCGCCCACTCATCCTTCCGCGCTCCGCTCTTATACATCGCCGTTATGCTAAGCGCGTAGGTTTGAGCGACCGTCAATTCGGGCACCGCTTCCGCTGCTTTAGTGGCGTGGCGCTCGAATTGATCCGCCTGCAGGTAGACCGTAGGCGGTAGGCGCTTTCCCCGGAACGTGGGCCAGTTCACCAGATACGCGATCGGGTTGCCGTCGACTTGCACATCGGCCGACTGTCCGCCGAATTGGGGCGCGCCCGTGTGCGGCGGTAGCTCTACCGGTTGCCCGCATGAATCGAACGCGCCGAAACTGTCTTTTGATCCGCCAGACCAGTAGCTAGAAATCACGATCAGTTTTGCCGGTCGGATGCTATAGCTTTTCTCCTTTACGATCGAATCGAGTAGGGGGATATCGCCTTTAGAGAGTGTGACCTTGTGCATGATAGTTGCTCCTTAGCTGCGCAGCGCGCCGAGTCCGAGACAGATTGCACTAACATACGAGATAAGTAGCGCGGCTTCATAAATCATTTTTTGTTTGCTCCTGGGCTTGATTGCCCGCCCTATATGATTCTTATCGGTCGATGCGCCGCGGGCTTGAGCGTTATTCGTCCGAATCGAGAGAAAAAGACTTGCACACGTCTTGCGAGTGGTGCGCGTATACGGTGGCGTCCGCGTACGCTTGCGCGCGGTTGTAGTCGCCGCGATACCATCCCCACTCAGACCATTCGAAACCATCGCCTAGCGCAATCTCGTGCGCGCACGACTCGCAAACCGTCAAGGGATAGAAACGGATCGAAAGGCTATCAGGCGCCAGAACGCCGGCGATTCGATTAGTGGGGCTCGCGGTCCGCGTTTCTAGAATCAGCTGCTCTAGTCGTTGCATATCGTTTGCTCCCTTATCGTCCACACCCGGGGCACCGAATTTTGTCGGTTACGGGGTGACTGCAGTTCGGGCACTTGGTAGCGGCGGTTTGTTTGTTGATCATATTAAGCTTATCGGCCGCGACCGCGAGACCTTTAGTCTAATTTGTCGCCGTAGGTCGGATTTTCGTACAACTCGAGAGTTGCCGCAAACTTGCCGGCTTCGGTGTCAATGTCGACGATGAATCGGCCGCTGCCCATATCTTGCGCCTCCGTTGCCGCTTCTTTCGAGGCTTCGGCGATGCGTTCGAATAACGTTCGCGCTTCCCAATGGTTGCCGTTGAATCGTTCATACGCGTTTGCGTATCCTTCGCACAACAAATGCACAAACCATTCTCGGCCGCGAGCGAAACTAGCGAGAGAGTCGCGCTCCTCTGAATCGTCTCTATGTTCCGCGATGGCTTGCCGAATTCCAGCGCGCACGATATCCCGAAACAGAGGGGCCATACCATGCGGGTCGGTTTCATCCGTGGGCGATTTGTCGCCGATCGCGTCCCCGGCATAAGCGAACGCGCGATAGAGTTCGATGAAATCGCTAGCTATGTTTTCGCTCGGGTCCGAGTTGCCGCGATTTTGTCCCGAAAACCACCCCGATTCCCCGCGAATGAAGTAGACCGCGCCTAGCGCTCGCGTTTCGTTTTCTAGGTCCCCATCTGATTCGTGGGCTTCATGCTCTAGCGCGTCGTGCGCGACTCCGTCACCGATAAAGGCGTAAGGGTCCTCGACTCCGTCAAGCCATGCCGGGAGCCATCCATCCTCGCCCGTGTTTTCGTCCGTGCCCCAAGTGAATTCGCGTTGGTATCGCATTTCGTTTGCTCCTCTGGGCTTGATTGCCCTTCTAACGGCCTAACCCCGCTCACCGGTGAGGGTGGCGGGGCGTCGGCTTTTAGTACCTCGGAAGGGAGGTTTAGTTGATTTCCGCAAGCATCGTCGCCGAGGCTCGGTTGAGGCTCGAATCGGTGAGCGGGGCGAGGTCGATAGAGTTGATTGCGGAGAAGAGAGCGAAGGCGGTGAGGGCGAGGGCGGCAAGCTTGATCATTTTTGTTTCTCCTCGGCGGGGCTTGTTTCGTCCGCCTTATATAATACTTATCGGCGGGGGCGTTGGGATCTTAAGCGGTTATTTTGTTATTTGTTGTTTTTATTTTGGATTGTCGAGCGCGTCCGCGAGAGTCCGAACCAACGCTATCGAAATCACCCATTCGCCTCGCTGCTCTTCGGTGTACCCGCCATCGGTGAGAGCGCGCGCCGCGAGTTCGGCCACGAGTTCAAGGTCCCGCGGGGTGGGAATCGGGAGCGCTGGCGGAATCAAGCCCAGATAGGCTAGAAAGCGCGCGAGCGGGTTGGAGTAGTGAACGTCGGCGGTGATTCGGATGACGCGCTCGGTTGCGGTCGGCATGGATTCGGGCTCCCTTGGGGGTGTTTTTACATGAAACGTGAATGACGCTGAGTCATAAAACGGCTTTCCGCTTTCCTAGCTCGCGTTCGATTGAATAGGTGTGCAGGGACCATGCCAGAGCGAGTTGCGCTCGAAATGCACGGTCGATGCCTGAAATGCGTTGGGGATACACTACAGAGTGGGGTGGGTTGCGCTTTGGGCGGTGATTCCCTCCGGATGGTGCCGCAAATTGCGGCTCGAGTGACAAATTACGTCTTTTCCCTCTGGGGTTACCGGGTAAGGCGCGCTAGGGGAGTATTTAGGCGATCCGCTAAGTGTCCGAGATACAAGGGGAATCGGGCAAAAACACGGGTAATCGGGTGAACCGGTAAGGTTTTAATTCGGTGGTGTGGGGAGGTGGGGCGGCCGGCGGCGGTTGGTGTTTTACTCTATTACTCTCTTTTAAATTTACTAGAGTTAATATAGTTAGTTGATAACCTCAATGAATTCGACGGGTTGGGTGGTTGGGTAGTGACTCTGGTAAATGGTTAGCGGATCAACATTTGCTTTTGAGTTGCTTGTCTAATCTCCCGCCTGGGCGTAGTGTCGCGGGATGGAAGAAGACGAATCAGAGCGAGCGGCGGTTGAGCGCGTTGAAACGGTCCGAGGGTTAGAAGCGATCGAGCGGTCCCGTGACGCATCCGCGGACTACCACCCGGCCACATTCACGGCGCCGGACCGAGCGGCCTACCTCAATGAAATCGAAACCCACGGGGGACTAGCTCGCGCGGCCGATGTCGCGGGGTGCTCGACCACTGTTGCCCGGACCTACGCGGCGCGCGTCCCTGAATTCGGGGCCGCGGTCCGTGACGCGCTCACCCGCTACCGCGATTCGCTGACGGCGGAGGCTACCCGGCGCGCAGTCGAAGGCGTGGCCGTCGATCGGTTCAATCGGGAGGGCGAGCCCGTTGGGGCGGTGATTCAGTACAGCGACGGCCTCCTAGGAAAGCTCCTTGATCGGGGAGACCGAATTATCGGCGATCTTCCGCAAGAACGGGGCCAAGGCGTAGGCGCTTTAGACGCAACTCTCGTTTCGAAGCTTTCTCCCGAGGGACGAAGCGCGCTGCGCATTGTTCTCTCAGAGCTTGCCGGTTTGGTGCCTAACGAAAGTGACCTGAAGAAGGAAGGAATCTCTAGTGCAATCGATGTGCAGGCGCAGGCCTGATGTGCAAGTTCCGGAACCTGCTAGAAGGGGGTGTGCAGAAGGGGGGTCTCTATAGGGGGCCTCTGGAGAGGGCACCTCTGAGGAAGGGGGTGTGCAGAAGGGGGGTTGTATAGGGGGGTTGTATAGGGGCATGCATGTAGCGCCCCACTAGCACCCCGCATGCAACTAACCCCATGGTAGGCACCTTCTAGCATCTTCTAGCAACTAACGTGTGCCAGCATGCACGCACACAGCAGGGGACAGGCAGTACATAGGCAACCATGAGCAATGCATGTGTAGTATGTATGCAGGGTGTATGCAGGGCACATGCAAAACAAGCAACTGTGAGGCAGCACGTATGCATGTACATGCATACACTAAGCAACTAATAAGCAATATAAGCAACACATATGCAGTGTTAGTGTGTTATGTATGCATGTAGTAAGCAAGTATAAGCATATGCTATGCAACACATGTGCAACTAACAAGCAGTAAAGCGGAAATTGCTAGAAAGTTGCACCCAGACTGCCTATTTGCAGTACGCCAATCGACACGACCATGCTACAAAATGAATCGCCAAAATTTCACAAAAAATTCTCCCAAACCGAGGCGCCGTATATGACCCCCGCAAGACCGCTCGACCCAGAGACACCGATGACCAACGAAGGACTCGAGACCTTCTGGAACAACCAGCTGATCGTGATCAAGCCGCCCGCGCCGGCAGAGTACATGTCCGTCGACTGGCCGATCCTGATGTGGCACGACGTGTCCCCAAAGCTGAAGTTTCTCGTCGTGACCTCCAGCCAAGAACTCGCGAACCGCTACTCCCACCTAACATGTGGGATGGAAAAGCCCTGCGAGACGAAGCACCACACGCGCGAGGTGGTAGGAAACGTTTCCGGCGGGGAAATCGTGTTTTCAACTTTTGGCTCCGCCACAATGGGGAGACGGTTTGACTTCGTCCTGGTATCTGATCCGAAGGGGTCGCAGGGCGACGAGGCCCAGGTGCTACGATGGTTGCATGAAGCGGTGCGCTGCCGCCTACAGAAACCGACGACGCTCTGATGGCTGCGAGATTCTGCATTGTCGGAGACGGCGACGGACATTCGTTCTTGATCCCGGCGGAGCGCCGCGGAGACTGGACGCTAGACGAGGGGGATGAAGAGGAAGTGCCCACCTGGGCGAAACCGATTGATGGCCCGCATCGGCTAACATTCACGGATCCGAAAGAAGAATAGTGGAAAACCTCGAACTCCTCATCCCGCTGCTCCGCGATCCCTCGCACACCCAACGCGAGCTGGACAAGGCCGAAGCTGCGTCTTCGCTCCTGGAGTTCATGAAGGCGGGGTGGCACGCGCTCGAGCCCCAGGCGCAGTTCGTCTACGGTTGGGCTGTCGAAGCGATTTGCGAACACCTCCAAGCGGTCACCGACGGTGAGGTCAAGCGCCTGCTGATCAACGTGCCTCCTGGGTGTACCAAGTCGATGACGACTAGCGTTTTCTGGCCGATGTTCGAGTGGGGGCCGGCGCGCATGCCGACCTATCGGTACATCACCTGCGCGTACGATCAGGCCCTGCCGATCCGCGATCACATCCGTTCACGCGATCTCGCACTCAGCGAGTGGTATCAGGAGAACTGGGGCGATCTGTGGCAGTTCAAGGGTGATCAAAATGCGAAGGTTCGTTACGAGAACGATCTCACTGGTTGGCGACAAGCTTCGTCTACTGGCAGTGGACTTACTGGCCATCGTGGCGATCGCATCATTCTTGATGATCCTCATGCTGTGCGAGATTTGGAGTCCGAGGTTGTCCGCGAAGACGCTCTACGATGGTTTGCCGAGACGCTTCCGACGCGCCTTAACCAACCTGCTATCTCGTCGATCGTTGTGATCATGCAGCGCATCCACGAACGAGATGTTAGTGGCCTGATCCTCTCGAAGGAGCTGGATTACGAGCACCTCTGCCTTCCGATGGAGTTCGAGAAGATCACCCGATCGTTCTCCAGCGTTCCGCGCAAGGATGTCGCGCCCGAACGTCGCTGCCGCTTCATCGCCGAGGGCATGGCGCTGCCGGAATGGCTGACCGAAGAGGAGCTGGTCGAACGCCGCAACCAGCCGGACGGATCCGAGCTGACGCGCGTGCCCGAATCCTGGGCTCCCGAGTTCAAGCTGGTCTGGTGTCAAGATCGCCGGACCGAAGAGGGCGAGCTGCTCTGGCCCGAACGATTCACGAAAACTTCCGTCGAAGAGCTGAAGGAGGCGTTCCGATCCTGGGGCGGCTCGTACGCTGAAGCTGGACAGCTGCAACAGCGGCCGGCGCCCCGCGGTGGTGGTGCATTCCAGCGGAGCGACTTCCGGTATCTGGATATCGCGCCGCAATGTCGTGAGATCGTTCGCGGCTGGGACTTCGCCGGCTCGGAGCGAAAAAAGAGCCCGTATACGGTCGGACTGAAGCTCGGCCGGTTCAAGGGCGGTTTCGTCATCCTGGATGTCCTGCGGGAGAAGCTCAGCCCGTTCGCGGTGGAGGAGGCGCTCATCAACACGGCGGACGCCGACGGCTACTCGGTGATGGTCGATATCCCGCAAGACCCCGGACAGGCAGGGAAATTCCAGAAGTCGGCGTTCATCGACAAGCTCGCGGGGCACGACGCGCACTCGAGCCCAGAGTCGGGATCGAAGGAGCAGCGCGCTCGCGGAGTCATGGCGCAGTGCGAGGCCGGGAATCTGTATTTGGTGCGCGCTCCCTGGAACGACTCGCTCGTCAATGAGCTATGCTTGTTTCCCAACGGAGAGTTCAAGGATCAGGCCGATGCGCTGTCCCGCGCCTTCATGCGTTTGACGATGCAGAAGACTGCGGTCGTTGGCTCGGCACCGATGATTATCCCGCTGAATCGAGGGCATTGATGGCAGTTGAATTTCTAAGCGGGGCACGAGCGCCGCGCGAGGTCTCTCGAACAGAGAATCCCGCACCGACCGGCATTCGCGGCACCTCCGGCGTCCGAATCGTCGGCGGCTACGTTCAGCAGGACGAAAAGAACGCGAAGCTCCTCGGTCGCCAACGTTATGTGACCTGGGCGGACATGATCGCGAATACGTCGATCATCGCGGCCGGCGCGCGCTACTACCTCAACCTTCTGGCGAAGGCGAGCTGGACTCTGGATCCCGCGGACGATTCCGCCGAGGCCGAGCGACTCGCAGAGCGAACTTTCGAGATCATCCATGGAATGCGGCGGCCCTGGTCACGCGTTGTCCGAACCGCAGGCATGTACCGCTTCTTCGGGTTCAGCGTGCAGGAATGGACGGCTCGTCGGGAAGAGGACGGGACCTTCGGGCTCCTGGACATTGCCGCTCGTCCGCAGAACACGATCGAGCAGTGGGACACCGAGGCCGACGGCAACGTGGTCGGCTGCGTGCAGAAGAACCCGAATAACTTCGAGTTCACCTACCTCCCGCGCGCGAAGACAGTCTACGTCGTCGACGATGCGCTTTCGGACACACCGGAAGGCCTTGGGATCTTGCGCCAGCTGACGAAGCCCGCGGAAACGCTCGCTGAGTTGCAGCGCCTCGAGACCTACGGCTACGAGATGGATCTCCAGGGTGTTCCGATCATCCGCGCGCCCCTCGCGCAGATTCAACAGAACGTGACCGACGGAAAGATCACCGAGGAGCAGGCTGCGGCTTCGACCTCCGCTTTGATCGGGTTCCTGACGAACCACGCGCGGCGCCCCGACTCTGGGCTCATGATCGATTCGGCTGTCTACACAGGCACTGGCGAACAGCAGACCCCGACGGCGAATCGACAGTGGGACATGGAAACGATGACCTCGGGCTCGGCGGACTCCGCGGTTGCTGTCGCGACGGCGATCGAACGGCTGAACCGAGAGATGGCGCGGATCATGGGCGTCGAAGAATTGATGCTTGGATCGGACGGCGCGGGCTCGTTCGCGATGTCGAAGCAGAAGAGCGACAACTTCGCGCTCATGGTGGACAGCTCGCTGTCGGAAATCCGATGGGCGATGCAGAACGACGTCGTGAAGACGATCTTCCGCATCAACGGCTGGAACATGGCGCTGATGCCGAAGTTCCGCACCGAACAGATCGCGTTCCAGGATGTGGTCAACATTACGACCGCCCTTCGTGAAATGAGCGCGGCCGGCGCGATGCTGGCCCCTGATGATCCGGCGATCAACGAAGTTCGAGCGATCATGGGTCTGTCTCCGCAAAAGGAGATCGATCTCAACGCGCTTGTTAGTTTGATGGCAAGCAACGACCCCAACGACGACATGACTGACGACAACGCGTCAGGCGGAGGCAACAACAATGGCGATGAGTGACTTCCTGGAAGACACGATTCTTGAAATGGTTCTGAACTCGGTGGCCTACTCCGAACCGGCGTCGGTGTTCATCGCGCTCTTCACGGCTGCGCCCAGTGACGCGGGCGGCGGAACCGAGGTGACCGGCGGCTCGTACGCGCGCCAGCAGCTGACGGCTGGCTTCACGGTCGCAGGCACAGCGACTCGAGCAAGCAACACAGCGGCAATCACGTTCCCACAGGCCACCGCGGCTTGGGGGACGGTCACGCACATCGGGATCTTCGACGCGGTCTCCGGCGGCAACCTGCTTTTCCACGGCGCGCTCACGACCAGTAAGGTCGTCGGCGACACGGATCAGCTCGAATTCCCCGCTGACAGCCTGGGCGTCACTCTCGCGTAAGGAGTTCGCATGAGCTTCGCGTTTGGAGAGGTCCGTTCGTTGCGCGTCCCACAACTGGGGGTCGAGATTGTGGACCTGCGTTCGCTATCCAACGACGAGAGTTCTGCAGCCCGGGGGATGTGGCACACGGAAATGCAGACGCTTCTTCGGTCGGACACCGATTTTCCGTTCAAGGAAACCTGCATCAACGTGGATGCCTGCCTGGGCGCGCTTAACAACGCGTACGTCGATCATGCTGAGGCCGAACGTCGCGCTGACCGAGAGCCACTGACGTACGAAGAGTTCAGTCGTTTGAATTTCGACACGTACCTGCCTGATTTTATTTCGAAGCCGCACCTGGACATGCACTGGTTTGGAATCCGTGCGAATGCGCAAGGAGCGATCACGGGCGCGGTGTGTATTTCCAATGTTGAGGTACTCAAGACCAATCCTCAAATTCTCACGTTGTCGGGCTGGCCGGTGGTCGTTCACCCTGCGATTCAGAATAATGCAGTTGCGGTTGTCGCGGGAATCGTCGCGCGAACGCTGATGGACAACAACTTGGTGACCGTTGATCGTGACGAACCTAACGTTGACTTCGTTCAGTGGGATCTTCCTACACATCCTGATTCTCGGTACGAAACGCGCGGTGGAAACACATACGGGCGCGATGTGTTCGAAGAGATGGCGGATGGGGTCAAGGTCAAGTTCGCTGATCAGTCGCGGGGCAACGCGCCCTCAAAGATCAAGCGTGAGCTGGACCCGTCGGACAACGCTTCTGAATTCCCCGACTATCGTCGACCGACTCGCGGACGCGGCTGATCCATGGCGTCGATCAGCGTAAATCCATCCCCCACCTCTGGGGCGGATGTCCATAAGTCGTACGACACCAGTACGTTCGTAGATCTAGGCACGCTCATCTTGGGTAGTACGGCCAAGGGCGCAACTGATCAGACAGTCTGGCTTATGTTTGAGCCTAACATTCCAGACGGTTCCACCTTTGTTTCTGTGGAATTGGATTTGTTTCAGGTTTCTATTACCGGGTCCGCGTTGATTCCGTTAGACATTAGCGTCGGCTGGCTAGCAAACGACGGAACGTGGAACGTTCAAACCAGCAACACAGGCTGGGATGATTACGCGGGAAACGTAGATCCAGCCACAGAGCCAGCGCTACATCCTTCCCGTGACGGATCAAGCAGCAGCGATTGGGTTAACAACTTTCCATCGTTCAGCCTGCTGACCATGACCTTTGGATCTAACGCTCCGGCATCGAGTACGGCGTTCAGCTTCGGTGGCGGGGCGGGGATTAGTCCCACATTCAGCGACGCTGACTTTCTGACCGACGCACAAGACGCATTTGACGACAACGAAGTGAATCGGACTGCCCGCGGCGTACCGATGGCGATCGTGATTGTGCCAGAGGATGCTCAAGCTCAGCAGTGGGCCATCGCGTCAAATGAAAACGCTACGGTCGCCAATCGACCTGAACTAACAATCGTATACAACCCTCCGGCCATTGCGTCTGAGCTTAGCTCGACCACTAGCCTCGACGCTGAACCGTCCGTCACCTACGGAGCGGATTCCGAGCTGTCCGCACAAACCACGACGGACGCTGCTGCGGAACTGAACCTGGAAGCAGATGCCGAACTGTCCGCGCAAGCCACCCTGGATGCAGATTCGGAACTGAGCGTTGAATCAGCCTCCGAGCTGTCTGCGCAAGCTTTCCTGGATGCGGACGGCGTCGTTGTTCGAACGTCTGCCTCTGAGCTATCCGCTCAGGCTGCGATCGACGCGGATGCGGAAATGGGACTTGTTGCGGCGTCAGAGCTGTCCGCTCAGGCGACGCTTGATGCCGATGCGGTGGTGCCCGAATCCACCGGCGTGGAGATGGTCGTCACTACCACCATCGACGCGGCGCTCGCGATCAATGTCGTGGCGGAGGCTGAACTGTTCGCAGCCACCACGGTTGACGCATTCTTGCGCGCGAGCGAAACTGCCTCCGACCCCCAAGAGGTTTCGTACTTGGCCAGCGAATCCTCGGTCACGTACGGGGCTAGCGAGCTATCAGTAACGAGCAAGGCCACAAGCAGTGAAGTCATGCACGCAACGGACAACGTCAGCGTCACAGCAGGATCAACTAACATCGAGGTGACAAACACCGCCTCGACGATCGAAGTGGGAGCAGAGTAATGGCCGAAGTACTCAACCGATGTGCGGCAGAGGTGAATCTCTGCCTGCAGCGCGGAGACACGCAGGCGTTCGGCTTCACGATCCTGAATCCCGACGGAACTGCGGCCACGATCGCTGGATTCAGTTACGTCTTCACCGTCAACTCGAGTCCAGCACCTGTTGGGGCTGTACCCGCACCGACCTTCTCCGTGGCCGGAGTCATCTCAGGCAACACGGTCAGCATCAATCTCAGCCCCACGGAAGCAGACCAGCTGGGCACGCTATTCTACGATCTCCAGGAAACTGATCTCAGCGGCGGCATCCGAACCGTGGCCAAGGGCGAAGTCGAATGGCAGCAAGACATCTCGAAGTGAGGAGTGACCCATGGGCACCGTATCAATTAACGGAAATTCATTCGACATCTACGGAGAATTTCTGGACGACTCAGGAGCGACGATCTCGGCGTCTACCTATTTCGCCGCGTCGCTGAACGTTGCCGCATGGAATGCTGCTTCCACAACAGACAAACAGAAGGCTCTCGTTAATGCCACACGAATTTTCGACAAGCAGCTCTGGGTCGGTACGGTCACGGACCCGACGACCCCGCAGCCACTGGCTTGGCCTCGGACTGGAGTGCCTACTTGTGACGGTATTGTTGCTTCGCCTACTGTTATTCCGGAGCGGGTAATCTTCGGCGCCTACGAGCTGGCGTCCGCCATCCTGACTGATGCGTTGGTTCAAACGCAGTCCAGTACCGGCTCCAACACGAAACGAGTTCTCGCGCGCAAAAAGGTCGGTGACCTGGAAGTCGAGGATGAGACCGAGTACTTCTCTCCGACGAACGTCGGGGCTGGAGCGGCCAGTCGATTCCCGACTCAGGTGCAAGAGTACATTCGATGCTATGTTGGCGGTACAACTGCCGGAGCAACGGTTGCAGGAAGCAAGGCGTCTATGTTCGTCAACTTTGACTTCGGGGTAAACAGCCCCGGCACTCTGTGAGATGCCCCGCCTGGGTCCGAGCTACGGCGACGGACCTTGGCCTAACGCGTACGACCTAATAAGGCTCCTGAATGGCAGCAGCGGAATTCACACCGAGCGGACTCGACGACCTGGGCCGGACGATAGCTCTGATCGACGCAGCGGACCTGAACATCCGCCGAACGTTCCTGGAACTGGTTTCTGAGGCCAAAGGCCTACAGTCGCTTGAAGAGATCGTAGATCTCGTGAATCAAGGCCGAACGTTCGAGGCGCTCGCCCTCATCGACGACGTCGGACCTGGGCTGAACGAGGCGATCACCCTCGCCTATGCGGCTGCCGGCGCCTCCGTCGCGGAAGCGCTCCGCGCGAGCGGCGAGCTACCCCTGATTCGGTTCGACACGCTCAGCACCCGCGGGGTCAGTCAGCTCCAGGAATCGCAGGCCCGCTTGGTGCGGCAGCTGACGGCCCAGCAGTCGAGCGCGCTTCAGTTCGCCCTCCGTGACGGGATTGCCCAGGGATTGCGTCCTGACCAGATCGCGCGGTCGATTCGCGGCTCGATCGGGCTCACCGGCCTGCAGACCCAGGCGGTCGGTAACTACCGGCGGTTGCTCACGAATTTGGATGCGAACGCCCTCCGGCGGGAGCTTCGGGACCGGCGGTTCGACGGAACCGTAAGCCGTGCGATTGCAGGCGGTAACCCGCTTACGGACCAGCAAATTGAACGTATGGTCGGTCGCTACGAGCAGAATCTGCTAGCGCATCGCGCGACGGTCATCGGCAACTCGGAGGCGCTGGCGGCGGTGAACGCCGGCGAAGCCGAGATGTGGCGACAGGCCGTCGATCGCGGAATCAACCCCCAGACCATCGAACAGCAGTGGCACACCTTGGTCGACGGGCGTCAGCGCGACAGCCACGGATTCATGGACGGACAGATCCGCGAGTTCGGTGAATTCTTCTTGTCGGGCAACGGGATTTCGCTCCGACATCCGGGCGACTCGAGCGCCCCCGCACGCGAAACGGCATCGTGCCGCTGCGTGGTCTCACGACGCTTCGTGGCACCGCCGCTGTAAAGCGGTATCTTCCTGCCTACGGACTGCTGCCGCTGTGCGCGTCCACGGAGATGCAAATCTTGAGCAAATTCACGAAATGCGAGAAGATCGCGAAGGTCGACGAGGAGCTTGGGCTCGTATTCGGCTGGGGAATCATCTGCAAGATCAACGGCGAAGAGTTCTTCGACTCACAGGGAGATCACATCCCCGAAGACTCGATGCTCGAAGCCGTCACTGATTTCGCGAAGGGCGATCGAGTTTCCGGCGACATGCACGTCTTCAAGGACGGCATTGTCGTACACGAGTTCCCACTAACAGACGAAATCGCCAAGGCCTTCGGCATCACGACTGATCGCACTGGTTGGATGGTCGCTGTTCAGCCGAGTCCCGAGGTGCTGCAAAAGTTCAAGTCCGGTGAGTACACCGGCTTCTCAATCGGTGGCGAGTACATCGAGAACGAACCGGTCACGGAGTAAGCTATGCGAAGCGCAGTCAAGCAGCGGATGAAGAAGTTCCGAATTTCTGAACTATCAGGAGTCACCAAGCCAGCGCAAGCGCCCGCCAAGGCCTTGATCATGAAGCGCGACGATGGCGCGAAGTACGACAAGGACGGCAACAAGATCGAGAAGCTCGGGTGGATCACTGTCGCTACGTCGGCCGACGACGGGCATGCCCACACGATGGAGCTGTTCCCCGGCGAAGATCGATCTGGCCACACCGACTGGGCCGTGGGCGTTGGTGAAGACGCCGAAGAGCATCGACACGCGTGGGTGATGGACGACGAAGGTCAGATCCAGGTCATCATGAACGCAGGACATTTGCACGCCGTTGAGCGTGATATCGTGGTCAACGCAGTGGTGGCCATGGTTCAAAAGCAAGCACCTGACGAAGAGACTCTGGAAAAGATTCAGAAGAACTTCCCCGAGGTGAATGTTATTCCAACTCAGGAGGACATCCAAATGGATGAGGAACTGAAGAAGGCCAACGCGCGCCTCGAATCGATTGTCGCACTCCCCGCCACGCAGCGAGCAGTGTTCGACAAGTTCGACAAGGTGGAAGACCAGGATGCGTTCCTGGCGAAGTCGGCTGACGAGCGTGAGCTTCTGGCGGCGCCCAAGGTCGAGAAGACCGAGGACAAGCCTGAAGTCAAGGTCGAGAAGAGTGATCCCGACGTCGTCTACACGGCAACGGACGGAACCGTCTTCACGAAGACCGACGATCCCCGGCTTGTGGCCGCGATCATCGAAAAGGACTCGAAGGACAAGGAGATCGAACTGCTCAAGGCCCAGAAGGCTGACGGCGAGTTCGAGAAGCGAGCGGAGATCGAACTGGCGAACCTGCCGGGCACGGTTGCGCAGCGCGCGGCTCTCCTCAAGTCCGTCGAGGGCATCGAGAATCCCGAGCATCGTGAAGCGGCGCTCAAGGCTCTCATCGCCGGCAACACCGCCGGTGGCGATGTCACCAAGACGCTGGGCACCCAAGAAGGCGCGAAGGTCGAGAAGACCGAAGGTCTTGCGGGTCAGATCCAGAAGTCGGATGCGGAAGTTCAGCTCGATGACTTGGCCAAGGCCGAGGCGATCAAGCTCAACCTGCATCCGGTCAAGGACTTTGCCAAGGCGTACGACATCGTGCTCAATTCGCCTGAAGGCAAGGAACTCTACAACCAGCATCGCAACGCGATGATCGCTCGAATCAGCTAAGGCTGAATTCGATTGAAGGAGAATCCTCATGGCAACTCATGAAGGTGTGAAGACCGTTACGCTCATCGCTGGCGCCGCTCTGACCAATGGTCAGATCGTCGAAGTGACCGGCGTTCGAACGGTCGGCCCCACCAGCGCGGTCACCGACGTCACGGTCGGTGTCGTGGCTGAGACGGTCGCGTCTGGCGGCGATGTCCCGATTGCCCTGTTGCAGGGCGTTGTGGAAGTGATCGCTGGAACCGGTGGAGTGACCGCCGGCAACATCTGTGTTCCGGATGCGTCCGGGACCGTGACCGAGGTCGCCAACACTGGCGCTCTCGTCGCGGATCAGATGGGCATTGGTATCGCGCTCGAAACGCGCGCGGCCGGTGAAATCTTTTCCATGCTCGCGCAGCCCATCGCGGCTCCGCACAGCGCCTAAGGAGAGTGAACCATGCCGTTCATTGAGCCGAGCCGTTCCGACGTTCACGTCGACGGACCCCTCACGAACATCTCGGTCGCGTTCTTGCAGGACGCCGACAACTTTGTCGCTGACAAGGTGTTCCCCAACATCCCGGTCAATCATCAGTCGGACGTGTACTACACGTATCCGAAGGGTGAGTTCAACCGAGATGACATGCAGCTCCGGGCCCCCGGAACTGAGTCGGCCGGCGCGAACTATCGCCTCAGCCACGACACCTACTCCGCGCCTGTTCGTGCTCTGCACAAGGACATCGCGGATCAGGTCCGGTCGAATTCGGACAGCCCGCTTTCGCCCGACCGTGAAGCAACCGAGTTCCTGACGGGAAAGGCTCTCATCAACCGAGAGATCAACTTCGCGTCGAGCTACTTCCAGGCTGGTATCTGGGACACGGACGTGACGTCCGGGCTCAACTGGGACGACGCGGCTTCCACGCCGATCGCTGATGTCCGAACGGGCGTCCGCACCGTTCTCCAGAACACCGGGTTCAAGCCGAACACGATGGTCATGGGGCGCGAGTGCTGGGACATCCTGGTGGATCATCCCGATCTCGTCGGTCGTCTCGATCGCGGTCAGACCTCTGGTCCGGCTCGCGTTCTTCGCGACGCCATCGCGGCCCTGTTCGAAATCGATCAGGTTCTCGTGATGGAGGCGATCCAGAACACGGCAGCCAAGGGCGCGACGGACGTTCACTCGTTCATCGGGACCGGGGTTGACGCGCTCCTCGTCTACGCGGCACCGAACCCGGGACTCATGGTTCCGAGTGCGGGATACACGTTCTCCTGGAACGGGTTCCTGGGCGCCTCGCAGAACGGCATGCGGATGAAGCGATTCCGCATGGATCATCTCGAATCCGACCGAATCGAGATCGATCAGGCGTACGACCAGAAGCTGGTGGCCTCGGAACTGGGCTACTTCTTCGACGACGTCACCGCTACCTAATCTAGGTTGCACAACGCTATCGCGGGGCCCAGCGCAGTTCGAAATGAGCTACGCTGGGCCCTTGTGATGGAGGAATTCTCGTGAGCGACGAAACTAGCAACGACCCCAAGACGGGAGCAGCGCCTCAGGCGTCCGCTCAGCTGTCTGTTGACGTGCGAACTCAGCCCCCGGTTACGGCCGAAGAGACTGAAGATGCGCCTCGAGAAAAGTTCCAGCGGGTCTCTGTGGCCCGACACTGGCGCCAACGGTTCATTGGACTGGAAGGCAACTACGTTTATCGGAAGCCGCTGAACATTCGCGGAACCGATGGCAAGATGCGACGCGTTCGCCCGGGTGAGCCTGTCGATGTCGATGCGGACGGGCTCGTCTCTCGTCGGCTCAAGGCGCTCTGGTACGCGGAGGCGATCGAACTCGCTGACCCGACCCAGCAGAACCGACGGCGCAAGGTGGTCGTGCGCGACAACCGCGCGGCGCGCGAGTCCGCGGCGGCCCGCGAGCTGAAGGACAAGCGGGATCGGGACAGCTACCGCCAGACCCGAAAGCGACAGCGCGAACGTGAGCGCGAGGAAGAACGACAGCGGAAGCTGGCTGAAGACGCGATCCTGGCCGCGGAAGAACGCGAGCGACAGGCTCTTATCGACGAGCAGCTGGCTGAGCAGCGCGCAGAGGTTCAGGCCGCTCTCGCGAAGGAACTCGAGGAGCAGGAAGAGCTTGCCGAACTCGAACGCGAGGAAGCGGCTGAGAAGGCCGCTGCGGACGAAGAGGAACGCAAGGTCGTTGAGGCCGAGCGTCTCGCTCTGGAGCAAGAACGTATCGTCGAGCAGAAGCGTCTCACGATCGAACGCCAACAGGGTCAGGCGGAGCGCGCCGCGGCCCGCGAGGCTGAACTCGAAGCGACTCGTCGAAGCGAAGAGGAGCGTGAAGCTCTGGCCGCCGAACGAGGCGAGACCAAGAAGAACCCGAACAACAAATCGGTGAACGCCAAGGAGGCCCGAAAGGTTCTCGGCAAACGACCCAACGACGCCCCCGAGGAGTAAGACATGCTCGGAGGTGGTCCCTGGACCAAGCAAATCGCCCTGCCAAACGACTTCACCGTCGTTTCGGCGGGCGTTCCTGTTGGCACGGTCGTGCTCAGCGACGAGTGCCGCGGGCTTCTGGTCGGAACGGCCGGTTCGCTGAACGTCGTGATGAAGGGTGGCGTTGTTCGAACTGGCGTGCCCTTCCAGGCTGGAATTAATCCTGGCTGCTTCGTTGAAGTTCGAGCAGGTGGAACGGCGGAGAATATCTGGGAGGTGGTCTGATGCTGGGCCTTCGAATCACACCCTTCGGTCAAGGCCTAACGGATCTCCGAGGTACGGGCATTAACGTCGTGATTGATCCAGACGAAGACATCCGAAATCAGATTTTGATGACGATCACGTACACTACTCATTCCGCGAACGCATTCCCCCTTCTGCTCCCGCCACCGAGCTTTTAGACAAGAGGTCATCACATGAGCTGTAATGACATTCGCTTCCCCGCTTCCGCGGGCCTCGGAGCGCGCGGCGCGTACACGATCTTCTTCGACATTCTGCAGTTCCGGGGTACCGCCAACCGTTTGTTCACGGTGGCGGAGATCACTGCGGGCTTAGACACGACGCTGTACGAGACAGAGGCTGCGGCTACGGGCGGAGGCGATCCTACATCCGTAGGCGTACCTAACTTTCGGATGATCGACGACGGGTCGAATTTTCTGAAGTTGGCTTATTGGGATCATCTAACCGGAGCTGGTGGGACCTGGAGCGTTACGTCTCCGCCTTACGATTTCCCGTCGGCCTTTACGACTGACGGTTACAATACCGATATCACGGATGATGGAAATCATTCCGCGAACGTTCCGTTCAACACCTTCTCCGCATCCAACATCTATCAGGTTCTTCAGGATTGCCAGATCATCGGGTTTGCTGGACAAAAGGAAGTCACCGGCATCGGGAACGCCTGGGCCTATGCCGTTTGGCGAAGTGTGAATCCGGGAGCGCCCGCTCAGCCGCCGATTGCTAGTTTCACCACTCTGCTGGCAGTTGGAACGCTGGTTCAAAGCACAGTTGGGGGATGGGATGAAGCCCCAGCTATCTCCCCCGCTGTTCCCCTGCGAAAGGGCGATTGGTTCGGGGTCAACACGAGTGCAGTGAATGGAGCCAGTACGGCAAGCACAGCCTCGTTGGCCGCGACGGACAATAACGACCTGATCCGAATTCACAGCCACGGAATCGAGTTCGGGCGTGCAGGTGGCATCGTAGTGCCGTCTGACTTCGGCCACTCAGCCGCGTCCACATCCATGGGCATTTCAATTGAAGTAGAGGCCATTTGATGCAGCTGATCGAACTTGGACAAGACTGGACTTTCGACTTCGCCGTGCGAACTGGTGATGGACCTCCGGAGGACGCGGACAGCCTTCCGACGGTACCTAACACCAAAACTCAGGTGGATGGAGTGCAGACGGCGCTCACCGCCACGGTTACGCAACTCGAGGACAACACCGCAACAGACATTCCTGGCCTGTATCAGGTCGCCGTGGACATCTCTGGGCGTTCGGTCAACGAAGTCATAACGGTTGTTGTCGATGTGACTCTGGACTCGGTGAATCAATCCTCCGTGTTCACGGCAACGATCGTCCCTGCCCAGCGGGGGACGGACAGTGCCAATACGGTTGTTCCGCTGGCCGCGGCTGTGGATCAGGCGGAACATGACGCAACTCAGGCGGACATCGCCGCGCTCAACGATCTTGCGATTGCCGACGTGCAGACTGCCATGACTAACCAGGGGTACACCTCTGCGCTGGCGACAGAGCTTGACGGGCTCGACCCGAAGCTGACCGCGGCTCTCTACTCGGACGGGATCTTTATCGATCTGACCTCAGGTACTGCAGGCACGGGCGCTTTGGTTGGAACGCAAGCGCTGCCATCAAGCAACATTACGGATGCGATCACGATTGCTGCTGCTCAAGGGCTGACAGTGTTCAAGTTCGTTGGGTCTATCGGATCGCTGTCCTTTAGCTCTGCGAATATCACCGCCTTGAATACGATCGGCCCGCGCTTCCTTGCTCTTACTCCCACGACCGTCGACTTCTCCGCCACTGGTGCTCCACACACGTTAGGTACTTGGTCGTTCGAAGGCCCCTTCCAGATTGACACAGCGAACGTCGGAATCATGCTGGTTGTCGATTTTCGAAACATCGAATCTATTGACGTGGATGCAGCAACTGCGCTGTGGGAAGTGGACATTTTTGGTTCACGGGTGTTCGGAAATATCAATCGTCTGAACTCCTCGGCGCGAAGCATCCGACTGATCAACTGTTTCTCAGCGGAAGATGCAACGCTCACTGTATCCGCTCCCACGTTTATTTCTGATTGGGAGTTTCAGACCTATCGATGGGTGGGAGATCTGTTCTTGGAGGGATTTGTTAATCCAGGTGTTGGAGTTGACGCCACCATCGACATGCTAGGCGGCACGCTGAACGTTGATGCCACCAACACGGAGGCCGATCGCATTCGAGTCACGGGCATCGGGAACGTCACGGGAGCTGAGGCTGCGAACGTGCAGGACGACCGAGTCACCATTCCATCGGCATCTGATATCTCAGACTCCGTCTGGCAGGCCGTTCTTTCGACGGTGTCCGCAGCGTCAGGCGACGCGGCCGAAACCCTTCGAACGCTGGAGAAGATCTTCACGAACGATGCTACTGTCGTCGACATCGGTGGTGGAATCAATCAGGTGACGGTCTTTGACGACGACGGAACGACTGTGCTGCGTCGAATGAACGTGTCTGCTGATGGCCTGACCCGAGATGTGATCGTAGGAGGATAACTTGAGCGCGCCGTTCGACTACAGTGTCCTGAAGACCGCCGCTGACGACTTGATCGATCAGTTCGGTGAGGCTGTGACTCTGCGTCGTGCTTCGACTACCGCCGCCGATCCAACCAAGCCCTGGGAGGGGCCAATTGCGTCGGACGCGAACACTCAAGCCATCAGCGCCAAGGCGGTGTTCTTCGACCTCAGCAACGATCCGTTCACGACCACCGGCGCCGGCATCGGCCGCGGGTCCACGCCTGTAGAAGAGCATCGCGCTCGAGTTCTGGTGCAGGCCGTCACGGCCCTGCCCGAAGAGGTCGGCACGGATTGGCTCATCGACCGCGCTGGGCGTAAATACGGGATCACGGCGTCTCGCCCCCAGAACCCAGGCGGCACGCTGCTTTACTACGAGATGGTGGTGCGAGTATGAGCAACATTTCTCCTCGCGCCGCTCAGGACGTGCTCTTCACGGCGTTCGCCGCCTATTGGGAGCCGCTCTTCCCTGAGGTCCCGATCGCGTATCCGAACTCCAGTTTTGATCCGGCCGCGCTCGTCCCCGACGAGACCGACGCCTGGGTGAGGGTTTTTAGCACCGGGTTCACAGATTTTGGCCACGTCCCGTACTCAGGATCGGTCGAGACGAACTTTTTCCAAGAGCAGGGCCGGTTCACCATCGAATCCTACGTTCGCCAAGGGCAGGGGCTCGCGCAGGTCAACGATCTCGCATTCGCCGCTCAGGGCTTTATGGATGGATCTCGGGTGGCCGATCTGATCTTCAGCAATCGCACCGCGGCGCAGCACGTCGGCGGTGACGGCGCTTGGTATCAAGTGATTCAGGCCGCCGATTGGGTATACTTCACTGACAGGGTCGCTCCGTAACTCGGACCGGCCGGGAGGATTTTCATGCCTGTTGAATCACGGCCTTCTGACGCGTTCACGAAGGACAATCTACTTATCGGTTTCTCGGTCGTCGAGTTTACTCCGGCGCTGTCCGGCGGTGGATTCGGAACGCCCGTTCAGGTCGGCATTCTTGCTGGCGAGGAACTGCAAAAGGAAATCGAAGTGCTGCAGCTGCAGCGCGGCGACTCCGGAACTCTGACCGTCGATCGCGAGTTGATCTCGTCCATCGAAGTCACGTTGCAGCTCGAAGTGTTCAACTTCCGAGCGGACATCGCTGCCCTCATCTTCGGATCGACCGACGGTGTTGCGGTCTCGTCCAACCCCGCACTCGGTGTTGTGAACGAGCAGTTCACGATTCCGAATAACGGAACCGACTCCGAGCGCACGTTCGTCGATCTTGCAAATGGCGACATCGACGAAACGACTTTCGTTGGCACGTCGGTCACCTGTGACACGCGCACGGATGAAGCGGTCGCTACGGCAGACGGCACTCTGGGCGACGCCTCGGGCGACTACGCACTCGACTACAAGCCGCTGGCAGTAGGCGACGTCACGTCCGTCACCGTCGGTGGTGTGGCCTTCACGCCGATCGCGGTCGCCGCGGCTGCCTCGGGCAATGAGGTCGAAGTCGTTGTTGGTACGGGTTCGACTTCGGGGAACCTTCAGTTCTTCGTCGGTGGCGTTGCTGCGAATGTGACCGGCGCGATTCTCGCGACGTACACGCCCAGTCACGCGTTTGCGAACCTCACTGACTACGTGGTCGATCCCCTCCTGGGCCGAATCCGAATGCTCAATGTCGGTGCGGCGACGGACGCGCTCAAGGGCGGACAGCCCATGCTGGCCGACTACAGCTACGACCAGAAGTCCGCGGTGAACCTGAAGCCCTTCACGCGTACGCAGGTGGACGGCAAGGTGACGATCAAGCATCTCACCGACATCGGCGTCAACTTCATCTGGACGGTCCCGAGCGCAACGATTCTCATCACGGACGATGCTCTCACCTTCGGCGCGGAGGAGTTCGGCACGGCAACGCTGGCGCTGAACATCAACGATGCTGGCGGAACGGACCGATTCGGTACTCTCGAACTCTCGAGCGAAACCGAAGCAGGAGCGTAAATCGCTAGCCCCCCTGGCGAGGGGCGGCGCTGGTAGCCACTAGGCCGACCGGTGTCGCCCCATCTGTTGTTATTCAATACCCCGAAATATCTCGGAGATACTATGAGCGAAGGTACGACTAGCCACCCAGCAACCCTGGACGTGGCTGTCCTGAATGGCGAGCGCCACATCACCGTCCGAAAATGGAAAATGCGAGATCGTGCGACGCTTCGTCCGCGGTTGGTCGCTCTTTTTCAGAAGCTTGTCGAGGTCCAAGGAACTGCCCTTAACATGGGCATGACTGACATCTTCATGCATGCCGAAGACGAGTGTGCGGAGATCGCACGGGCGTCCTGCAGCGTGCCGGAAGACATCGAATGGGATGATCTCGATTGGGAAGATCTCCCTGACATCGTGCAGGCTGTGTGGACGCTTAACGTCGCCAGCCCCAACGGTGGTGGTTTGGTGGGAAAAGTCGGAAGCCTGCTCGGACCACTGTTGTCGACGACGGAGACCGAGAACAAGCCGAGTGGGCAGGACTCTGTTTCCTCGCCCGCCGGTGGGGAACAGTCCCCGAGCGCTTAGTCTGTGAACTAACAGACGAACAGTTTAACGCTGCTCTTGAGATCGAGGTCAAAGCCCAGGGGCAGGAGTTCGCAATCGCGGCGTTCGGCACCCAGGCTGCTGTCGCGGACTTGCTTGCGTCGAAGGGCAAGGGCAAAGCGATGAAGACATTCCTCAAGTCGATCGGCGCCGGAAACAGCGAAACGGGGGTAAACACCCACAGTTCGGAAGGCGCAGAGCTTGGACGGCGAATTAAATCGCTGCTCAACAGAGGGGAGCTGGACAAATGAAAACCCACGTTCTCGAGTTTCACAACGAGGACCGGGGCGAGCTGATCAAGATGACGGTCGGCGCCGGGGATCCAGACTTGAACGAGTTCTACCGCGCTGCAGCGATGAACTATGTCCATCCCCGAGCGCTGGCCATGCAGCTCGGTCGCGTCTCTGAAGAGGACATGACGGAGATCCAGATGCGGGCGTACGCCTGCGGTGTGGTGATATCCACAGAGCCAGAGATGGACGAGCAGGAAGTCTTCGAGTGGTTCAAAAACAACCCGAAAGAGTTCGGTATACTGTTCGAAATCGCAGACTGCAGAGAGAACTTCGAAGAAGATGGCGATTCGGACGAACATGGGGCGCACGCAGCGCCGGTTGGATCGGGTAGCGAAGGGTCTGGGTGACTTCGTTGTCGGGATCGAGCGCAATATCATCGACGAGGTGGCAACCGAAGTCGTACTGCGCACACCTGTGGACACCGGCTTCGCTCGCGGAAACTGGATCCCTGGGCTGAACTCTCCTGCGATTGCGCCAGTGACAACTCTCGATCCTACAGCGCAGGCGTCGCCCGCTCGGATCACTGCGCTCGCTGCGTTTATTCGTATCGGTGACACGTTCTACATCACTAACAACGCTGAGTACATCGCGTTGCTGGACGCGGGGTATTCTCCTCAGGCAGCTGCGAACTACATCGCTCGTGCCGTGTCCACTGGTGTTAAGCGTGGCATCGCCAAGTCCAGCTCACTGCGGGTGAGCGCCTAATGGTCACAGAAAACATCAACATCGTCGTCACGACTCGTGGCGCCCGAGTTGCTTCGACGCAGATCCGCGGGATCGGTCGCTCCAGCCGTGTGGCTTCCCTTGCAGTCCGCGCACTGGGCGTCGCTCTCGTCGGCCTCGCTGGCGGTGCCACTGTTGGTGCGCTCTTCCGAATCTCCGACGCTGCGACCGAGGTCGGTAACCGCATCCGGACCGTGACCTCTTCGACGGAGGTTTTCATCTCCGTCCAGGATCGCCTCTTCGATTCAGCTTCCCGCACGGGCGCCTCGATCGAAAGCACGTCCCGTCTGTTCCAGCGTCTGACGGTCGGTACTCGCGACCTGGGCGTCGGCACCGCTCGCGTCATCAATGTCGTTGACGGCCTGAACGCGGCCCTTGTGGTCTCGGGCTCGACGGCTCGAGAAGCCGAAGCCGCGCTCTTGCAGCTCGGTCAAGGTCTCGCGTCCGACAATCTATCCGGCGAAGAACTCCGCTCTCTCCGTGAGAACCTGCCGCAGCTCGCCCAGGGACTCGCCGACGAGCTGGGCGTGGGCATTGGCGCGCTGAAGGAACTAGGCCGTCAGGGACAGCTGAACGCCGAGACCGTCTTCCCTGCGTTGGAACGTGCCATCGCTCGCTTCCAGGGGCAGTTGGCTAACGGCGACGTGGTCTTCACTTTCGCCCAGGCGTTCAATGCCGTGCGGAACGAGGTCGTCAAGTTCTTCGCGATCATCCAGCAGGCTGGTGGCGCGACACAGGATCTGAACAAGTTCATCTTCGACTTCGCAGACGGATTGGCGGAGCGGCTCGTCAACGCGCTCGCGAACGCCATCGACTTCGTCGCGACGCTTATCGACAACTTCCAGGCCTTCCGCGCCAACATTGGAGGGTTTGCTGCACCGCTGAACGCCCTGGGCGAAGCGTTCTCCTTCATCGGCAAGGCCGGTGTCGTTGCGATCCAGAGCCTGAACACTGGCTTCGTTGCGTTCCTACAGACGATCGCCGAAGGCAACCGGCTACTACAGCGGTTCCTGCGCGTCCTCGGTCTCGCGACCGACTTCGACGTAGACCTTGCTGACGCAACGGCCGCAGCGGCTGCGGAAGACACGGCGGCTGCGTTCGAGGGACTCGGCGAAACGATCTCCAACTTCAGCGAGGCTTCGTTCATCGAACTAGCGTCAGGTGTTGACGCGGTGGGCGCCTCTGCGACTCGTGCAGGAGATCTGGTTCGTGACGCAGCAAACAGCTTGCGAAATGCTGCTTCGGCGCCGGCTCTCGCAGATGACCCGCCGGCTGCTCCACCTGATTTCTTCGAGCGAGCTGCTGCCCGCACTGACGACATCCGAGCGGAGCGCGGAGCCGAAGAGATTCAGATTCCCGCTGGCTTGGCGTCGGGCATTCGAGATTCGTTCGGCCAAGGATTTGCGGAAGCGATCAAAAATGGGGGCAACGTCTTCGACCTGTTCGCCGAGAACCTGCAAGATGCTGCGGACAACGCGCTGATCGAGGGATTCCAGACCGCATTTGACACAGTCGAGGGGCTGATGGCCGAGGCCTTCGAGTCCGCAGGCAAAGCGCTTGAGGGCGTGCTGCCTGACGCGGTGAAGGGCATTGGCCCAGTGCTGACGGACGTCATCGCTGGCGCTGTCCAGTTCGTCGCCCTGCAGGCGCTGTCCGCACTCCTGGGCGGAGGAGGCAACGAAGAATCGTCCTCGAACGGAAACATCGCTTCGGCTGTCACGAGCACGCAAGCAGTGCGCGGTATTGTGGCAGGTCCGACTGAGATCGCGATTGCGAACGTCGGCCAGAACATTGAGCAGGCGTTCCAGCCCATGCTGGAGGAGACGCGCTCGCAAACTTTGGTCCTACGCGGTATTCTGACCGCCGTCCGAGGCGGAGGCTCCGCGGGTGGCGCTGGTGCAGGAGATACCGCAGCGCTCGCCTTTGGTAGCGCGCCTCTCTCAACCACATAACAGATAGGAATACAAATGACTCCAGCCACAGAACAAGCAATTGGAAATATTGAACGACACCTCGACCGCATCGCGACCTGCATGGAAACGCGATTGGAACTTGACCAGAAAGCGGCCGATCCAGCGATCATTCAGGAGAAGATCCAAGAGGCAGTGATGTCCATCTTCTCCGGCAACCCCCTTCTCTCCGGAGTGCTGACCGGCGCGACGACATCAAAGGCTGGAGGCTGATACCGTGCCGCTGGAATTAACAGAGCTTCGTGACCTTCGAACTTTCGTGCAAGACTTCGCGAATACTATCATCGTGCGTGATGCTCCGATTGCTCGAAACGATGTCTCTACCGGCTGGAACATGGCTATCGCGGATGGATCAATACGAGCCTTGGCTACGATTGGGGTGTACGATCAAATTCGTGATCGGTACATGTTCGTTATGCGTGCTGAAAAGCGTAACTCGTTGGGCACAATTTTGTTGGATCAGTGCGTGTACATGCGAGACGCGTTGTGTCTGAACAGCAGCGTAGGCTGGTATCGCGCCATGAACGGTGTTCAGATTCCGTCCATTAACGGTCGTCTCAAGGCCGGTCAGCCAAATCTCCAAACCGGTGAGCAGAAGTTTTACGGCTTCAACGCCGGAGCTTCTTTTCGACATTTCGAAATTGATGCGCTAACAGGAAACGTGGTCGCCGGTGATGTGTGGCCCCTTTTTCTAAATGACTTCATCACGTCTGGACCTTCGACAGGAAACGCCGGCTTCTACACGGTGTCTAACTCGACCCTTAATATTTGGCAGGCTTGTATTTTCGAAGGGATCACGGACAGCACGGGCTATGACGAGATTGTTCGTGGTGGGAACTCTCACCCGAAAGGACTAGCACTAGTTCTATGTGAGTCAACCAACCTCGATGGAGGACTAAATACAGGTAAGCGATGGGGCTGGCTTGATCTGGATAAGAACGAGCTGGTAGGATTTATTCCTTTGCCGACTAACTCGGACAGTACTAGCACTCAAGACTTTGCGGAAGCCACGATCGACGGTCGAGAATTCAACTGGCATCGCCTGCAGTTCATCGCAGATGAGGGATCTACTTTCGCTCAGCCGAAGGGTGAGCTGCACGTCACAAGCGACGCATATAGCTCGAACAACAACCTGGAACGTGAGAATGTGACGATCGACATTCCGAGCGGAGGAACTTTCGTCAGCAGCGTGCAACGAAACTACGTCACGGTCTACGACTTCAACCCGTTCAACGTGCAGACAGGAACCGTTCGAGTCCACAACCGCCGTACCTTCCTGGGCATCGTCGATAACCCACAGGAACCGATCTTTCCCGGTGGGCCGGACATGACCGGCATCGACGACATCACCAACAACCGGTGCGTCAGCCTTGTGTACCATCCGCCCTCCCGGACGTACACCAGCGTAGTCAGCCGAGCCTTCGCGCATCCGAACGACAGCGATGACGGTCCCGTGTTGACCTATTCGCGAATCGCGCGATGGCGTCGATCGGTCGTAACTGATCGTCTGAGTCAGCCCACGGTCACGAGCGTGGCGACGGAAAATCGCAGCGTTCGAGTTCGCGTCCTTGCGTTCACGGATCTGGCTGCTCGTGCAGTCGGGGTCGGGATCAACTTCGCGTTGCATCGGCTGTCCACCCGAGCGGAGTCTTTCGACGGGACCGCCCTGGGCGCAGGCACCTACACTGTGGAGGCTGATGAGATTGATGACGACGGGTTCCACGAAGTACGCTCTGGTAACGACGTGGACAACGGAGGCACGCTGCTAGTCGAGACCACAGACTACACCGTCAACTATGCGACTGGTGTTCTAACTCCCGTGGGCTCCTGGCCTACGGATACGATCTACGTCCGGTATCGGCACCGGAATGTCCAGCTGACGCCTGCACACGGAACGTTGCTGACTAGCGGTGGCGTAACAGATGGAGACGGACAGACGTTTGCGTCAGTCCGATACGGAAGCAACGTCGAAGGCGAGATCGACGGCATCGTGGCGACCTCAACGTAATGGGCTTCAACGGTTTCGAGACACGTTTCTGCTACACAAATAAGACGACGTCGGGTACAGTGGCGAACGACCCGGACAACGCCTTGGGCGGATTTCCGCCTTCGGTTGCCCAGGCGCTGAACTCCGAGCCGTACCGGTCAGAGACTTTGGATGCGACATCCACAGAGCTGACGGTAGTTACCGACACGGAGACGGATGACGGTGGCGGAGGAACAGACCCGGAGGTGGGCGATTGGTTCTTCATGGCCAACGGCCCAGCTGGGGGGAGCTACGGCAAAATCACGGCTGTCGATTACGGCACGGGCGCGATCACATTGGACCGCGCCCTTAGCGCACTGCCACAGAGCGGTGACGGATTCCGGACCAGCAAAAAGAATAACGTCTTTCCGGACGTGACGGCCGATGAATCGATTGCTGGAACAGAGGACTTTCGAACTCTATGCCTCTACCACGCCGATGGCACGCTGCTCGCTCCTTTCGATAATAATTTTCGGTTCTGGATTCTTCCGATTAAGCCTAACGGCTGTGACGTAAAGATTGTTGCGGGTGGTGACCCTAACAGTTTCTTCTTCATCGAAACGATGGCCGACGGAAAAACCAGCCCGTTCAATCTGTTCGGGAAGGTTGAGAGCGATAACGTCAACAACCTGAACGACATGGAGTTTGCCAACGCAAACGAAGTTCGCACGACGCCTAGCCTCGCTACTCCTGACGGCGGCGGGGGAGATGCCCTCAACAACGACTTCCTTCCGATCTACCTGAATCGAGTCATTCCCCCCGGAGCGACATCAGGGGAATGCGTATTCGCGTTGATGATCGAGGTCGACGACGCTGTGGCTCAAGATGCTGGTGCAGATCCCAACCCGTTTGTTTCAGGCTTCATCTTCAGTTGGACTATTCCCCAGATCACCTACCAGACAACTCTGGTTCAGGACCGGTTGGCCTACACCCGTGGTGGCACACGAATCACTGCTACAGTCACGGACACGAACGACGTGCCCGTTCCAAACCTGAACTGCTGGCTGGTAGTGCAGAGCGGACCGGGAACTATCAATACGGATTTTGAAGGTCTCACTGACGCCAACGGACAGATCACAGGTATTTACAATTCACCTGACACAATTTCAACGGACCCAGTCATTCGGCTGGTGATTCCGTCGCATACGGGGTTTTAGATGGCAACCGAAGAAGGAAGCTGGGAAATTTTTGCTGAGGAATCGCAGACGCTTGAGACTACCGTCGTCATCGTAGACGCGGCCAGCACGGGCACAGTCGGAGCGTTGCGCACGCTTACCCATCCGGACACGGCGAGTTTTCCGATCACGACCTACAGTCGCAACCCCGACCGAACTATCAACTTCGATCAGGTGCCGCTTGCGCCTCCGATCTCTCAAGACTTCCTGACCCTAGGCACAACGCAGGTGTTTGTTCAGCCTACGGATATCGATGACGTGGTAGTCACCGAGCGATGGGAAGGCGGGGCCACACGAGCGAGCATGCTGGCCTCACAGTTCCGTCGTCTATACGAGATGGTGATCAACAAGCCGACGTTCGCTGATCCTGAAGTGTTTATTCAGTGGGCACCTGCGGATCGAACGGACAAGATCTACAACGTGATCCTGATGGACATCCGCGTAGGCGGTGGCTCTCGAGAACTGGACATGAAAGAAGTCGGCCTCTTCGCTGCTGGTTCGCTTGACGCTGTAGCCACCGGTTTGCTTGATCGAACCGTTGAGCTTGACCTGAAGATCGTCAGCGAGGTGGTCTGACATGCGGATTCTGTCTGCCAACTTGAATACTGTTCAGGTTCAGTTCCAACGATCAGTTGACTGGCGGGTGGAAGTGTACGATTTCGTCAGCACCCGCAGCAACACCGTGCCTGACAATATCAGTCGTTTGGTGCAGGGTGCGACGTTGGACGCTGTGACGGGACCGCTTGACATTACGAATAACGTAGTCGCTGTTGATATGACCGAACGCAGTAGCTATTTCGCCCAGGGATCGATGCAGGGCAACAGCATCACGATCAATTTTGCCGACCCCAACTTGCAGTTTGACCCGGTTGGAGGAGAGCAGTCTCGCTGGCTTCGGCAGGGAAACGCGATTCGCATCCGTGAGGGTGACAGTCGAAACACGCGCATTGTCAGCGAGCAGTTCACAGGGAGCGCGGCTTCTCTACCGCCGCTTGGAACGTACAGCTTGGCCGGGCGCGACGTCGATCGAAGCGGAACGATCGAAGTTCGTCAGGGCAGTGCCGCAGGAACCTTGCTCGTCGAGGATACCGACTACGTGGTGGACGATGTTGCGGGAACCCTGACGGGCCTGGGCACCCACTGGATTGACGCGACGGATTACTTCGTGACGTACACGGCTCGCGACATTCCAGTCCAGGACTGGCCTTTCACGTTCACGGGAACCATCATCGGGCGCGCGGGTGCTGAGCCTCGCGATCGATCAGGCAACGCCCTTCTACAAATCGCAGCGGAGGATCGAACCTCGTCACTGCTCAAGACGAAGATCACCTCCCAGTCGTTTCCGCAAGGCACCGATCTGAACTTCGTTATGCGCGACATCCTTGAGACCGAGGTCCGGATGGCTGATGCAGAGTTCGACCTGGGCACCGTTGGGCTGGGGAATATCACCGCTCACGCTGTGACTCAGCTAGTGGATGAGAGTCCCATGTTGAGCTTGGCCAAGATCGCTTTCGGCGAGGGATTCGTTCCTCGGTTCCGAGGGGACGGTGTCCTCGAGTTGCAGCAGAGCTTCTCCGAGCAGGGCACCAACATCACCTACGACGACCAGAACATGTTCGAGGGGTTCTCCCGACCGTTCAGCCCACTGGAAGATGCGAACGAAGTCGAAGTCCTCGGGCTCGATGCCGACCTGACGGAAATCCCTCAGCCCACGCAGGTACTCGCGACTGCCGGCGTGACGATGGGCTTCTTCGGGGGCAACGCCAGCATCAAGGTCCGGTGGTCTGACGATGACACCCAGCAGGCGCGCAACGCTCGTATCAACGTCATCAGCAGTGTCCGAGGAGCGCTCGTTCCGTTCGGCAGCGAAGAGGATTTCGATCCCGTCTTGGACAACGACGGGGGCTCACGCAGCGGGCGCATCCGCGTTGAAGGCGCATTCTACGCACCGCTGGTCACCAGTCTGTTCGCCGCCCGGATCGCGGCCAGCTTCATCCCCGACACGTTCGCCGGGTTCGGTGGTGGCTCGACTATTCCCGTCGGTCGCATCATCGAGGGAGTGGCAGCGATTGCCATCGCGCTCGTGCAGGCGACGATCGGTCGTGGGGAGTACGAGATCCTGGGCGAACCGTACGAGTACGTTTTTCAGGAGCTGCGCGGAGTAGCTCGCGTTGAGGGTTTCGATCTGATCGATCGTCGACTGATCAGCATCGAGAATCATCTGCTGGACACACAGGCAAAGGTCGACGCAGTCGCGCTGCGCGAGCTTAAGACCGTCCGCAAGCGGGGCAACGTCTGGGGAACTTCCATGAAGCACGATCTGCGACTGGAGCCTGGGGATAAGTTTCTGCTGCCCGACGGTCGATCCTTCATCGTGACGGAGATCCAGCGGACCCTGTCGCGGGAAGACTCACAGGTTGCTAGCCTCGCGCTGTACGAGACCACCTTTGGAGTCAACCCATGAGCAACGTCACCCAGCAGCTGATCGACCGAGACATTCGAGCCCGACAGGAAGTTCGTCGCGCCACAGTCCTGACTGAAGTTCGGCTTGTGGAATACAACCCAGGTGGGAATACGTTGGAGCGGAACCCTGTCTGGGTCGTTGACGTTGACATCGGCGGCACACGACCGGTTCGAAACGTTATTGTCAAATCTCCAACCGGACGTGGCGGTCGAGAGTTCGCTTCGTTCGGAAAGGCGATCGAGATTCAGCGAAACGCTGGAGGACGTTGGATCGTTATTGGATCAAGCGACCGCATCCGGAACACGACTAGCGTTCAGACGCTGAGTGAAACGACTAACTTGTCCGCGGCAGCGTCAAACGAAGGCTTCACTTTCGTACGCCGACCTTACGACTTCTATCTTCTCAACGGATCATACGGCTCTGCCGGATACGGTGACACATTCACCGCTGACGCAGCAGGCAACGAGGTATTCTGACATGGCAACCAAGCTCGATCTTCTCAAGTTGTTCTCCACCGGCCAAGGCGTAGCGGGTGGATTGCCTAACTATGTCAACTACCCTTCGGACCACGACACCAACTACACGGCTGTCGAGACCACCGTCAACCAGATGATCGACGAGATCAATGCCGCTCGCCTAACGGATTCGTCCATCCCTGTGGAAATGCTGCAGAGTGATGAGGTGACTGAGGGTCGATACTCTGCCGAGGACGCAGCTGTCACGCGTCCGACTGCCACCACGGTCACCGTCAGCAGCGGTCCGATCTACGTTGGCGGTCGTCGAGTTGTTGTGGTCGGTCAGACTTTCGACTTCACAGGGCTTACCGCCGACGCCACGATGTTCATCAACACTGATGAGAATGGTCTTCTGACCCTATCGACGACACCTGCTCAAGCTCATTTCGATCTGGTGAACGTGAACTGGGATGGCGCAACCCTGCTCGACACGGACGTCGTCGACAACATTTACAACAACGGCGAGACCCTGAATAACATCAAGCACGGTTACGTCCAGGAATCAGGTGAGTTCCCCGGCAGCGTCACTGACGTCGACAACGTCGATTACCCTGGGCGACTCGCTCCCCCCATTCGGCACAAGAGCAAGGCTGGAGTGATCAACGCCGCCGGTCTTTTCGCTGGCGACGACAATGTATTTGGTCGAGTCTCTGGGCTCGATTCCTCGAACGACACGGTCCTCGCTGAGATCCAAAACGCGTTCGGGCAAACCCTCCTCATGGAGCAGGCTCGTTGCATCGCCACGGCCACGGCTCAGGCTGCGGGTACGAGTGGTGGACTCGCTGCTCTCACCTTCGACGCCGCTGTCCGGCGCGAGCCTGCCTCCTATTTCACCAACCCGTGGTTCACAGGGACCGGCAACACGTTCACCCAGCCCGGGGCAACAGCCGCTGAGCGCTCGAATTTCATCGGCACCTACGTCTTCCATGGATACGTCCAGTTCCCTGACGCTCTGTCGACTGGGCCCTTTCTCGTCGACGTCGTCGCTGATGGCGTGACGGTCTTCAACGCTCGCGTGGCCAAGGTGGCAGGCGGGATCACGACCGTTCCGATCTCGGGATTCTTCGAGCTGGCCGACACCGCGGCGAACACGATCCAAGTCCGCACGGCGCACTCCGCCGCGGGCGGGCTCAGCGTCGACGCTCGATTCGGGTTCATGATGATCGGTGGTCCCACGGACTACCTCGTGGTTTAAACCCAACAGTTGAGGTGTCGAGCCCGGGTGAGCTAGACTCCCCTCATGGAAGAGCTGCCTCACGCTGAGTTGCTACCGGACCGTAACGAAGGGCAGCGCCCCTGGACGTCTCGGCGCCGGCTCATGTACAGTGTGGTGGCGTTCTCTATGGCGTGCATCGTCTGGGCTCTCTACAAGGACACGGACACCCAGGTCATGCAGGCCGCGGTGGTCTCCGGCTTCACAACGATCTCGGCCATCACAGGCGCCTATGTCTTCGGCGCCGTTTGGAGCGACAAGCGATGATCCCGCCTCAGCTCGCCATCTTTGCGGCCAAGCACGCCAAGAAGCTGCTCATCGTGCTCGCGGTGCTAATCGTCATTGCTGGCGTGTGGTTCGCTGTGAAGATGCACGAACGGACTGTCGAGAAGCTCGCTGAATCTGAGGCGGCTCGAGCTGCCCAGGTGATGGCGCACGAGACGACACTTGCTAGCCTGGAGATTCAGAAACAGGCCGCTGCCCAGTGGCAGGCGTCCGCCAAGAAATACCAGGGGACACTGAATGAACAGAAGCGCATGCAAGCGGCAGCTGCAGAAGAGGGCCGACGCCTTTCAGAGACTCTTCGCGATCATGATCTTGAACGCCTCGCTCGCGAAAAGCCGAGCCTTTTGGAGCGGACTATCAATCGTGGCACTGCTCGCATTATCGGGCTGCTCAACTGTAGCTCCACCGCCCGCGGTTGTGACGGAGATCGTGGAGCTGCCGGACCCGACTCCGCCGATTCCGTATCCAGTCCCACTGTCTCTGGAGATGTTCGAATGGACGGTGATGGCTCCCGGCTATTTTCGCGATCCGGACGAAGTTTATTTCTGCCTAGCGCCCCAGGGCTACGAAGCAGCAGCACGTAACAACGGACAGCTGCTTCGGTTCACCAAAGAGGTGATGTGGCAGCTCCGGTACTATCACGGAGAACAGACGGAAGATGGAATGGGACGAGTCGACGAAAGCGTTGATCAACGACGTAGCAGAGAAGGCAGCGGACAAGACCGTTGAACGTACGATGACGACATTCGGCATTGACGTGCAGCACCCGCTCGACGTTCAGGCCGACTTTCGTTTCATCCGTGCTATGCGTGAGACGTGGTCTTCCGCGAAGTCGCGAAGCGCCCTTGTTGCCATCGGCTTGATGGTCACGGGATTCTTCAGCTTCTTCTGGTCGGCAGTGAAGGCATCGATTGGGATGGGAACTAACTAATAGCAGGGGGCTCCCTTGAGCGATACAAGGCCAAAGGGACTCAGCGATGAGCTGATCATCTCGAAGTGGGAACAGACGAACGGAAACGTTCGCAGCATCGCCAAACAACTCGGAATTTCTCGTGGCACGGTCTATCACTACGTCAACAAGCTAGGGCTGCGTGACGAGAAGCCGCTAGCCGGTGGAAGCATCAAGGCCAACAAGGCGAAGAAACTCGCGTTGCCGAAGGGCAACAAGGTCAAGCGCTATCTGTTGACTTCGCTTCAGAGCTGCACCCACATCCACCCTGACGTGTGGGAGAACATCCTCGCGCTCAAAAAGTTCTGGAACGCAGAGCTTCACGTCGCGCGCTTCACCTACAACAAGAATTCCTACGGGAAGATGTCCGTCAAGCCGGGCACCGACGAGGCTCGCGAGAGCGAACTCTGGTTCGATCCGATGGCGGAGCCGTTCTTCTCTGACGACTACCTCGCGCTCGCCCCTGGGCTCCACTGGTGTGGCCACACGAACGATCTTCCGACGACAGCGAAGCCGATGCAGGGATACGAGACGCTGACGGGCTCAGCCAGCTCGATCTTCCCTCATGCAACGATGGATCTACATCCCGTTGCGACTAGCAAGATGGATCCCGCGAAGTTCATGTACACGACGGGAACTGTCGGCCAGATGAACTACCTGCAGAAGAAGGCGGGCATCAAAGCTGAGCATCACCACGCGTACGGTTGCCTCGTCGCCGAGGTCAACTCCGACGGTGACTGGTGGGTCCGGCAGCTCCACGCTGGGCAGGATGGGTCGATCTACGACCTCGACGTGATCGCCCAGGGCGGGAAGGCGAAGAAGGCCACGGGGAAGACGGTCTTCGCGTGCAACTGGGGCGACATCCATCTCGAGAAGCCGGACGAGTTTCTGTTCAAGCGAACATGGGGCAAGGGCGGGATTCTCGACGAGCTACGCCCAGACGAGCAGTTCATGCACGACCTGTTCGATCCGCCCAGGAACCACCACGACGACAAGGATCCGTACAAGCGCTTCGAGGCGTACGCGGATGAGAAGGACAGCGTCGAGCGCATGATGCGAAACGCGACGGACTTCCTGTCGATCGAATCGCGTCGCTCCTGGTGCAAGACAGTGGTCGTGAATTCCAACCACGATGACATGGTGGAGAAGTGGACGGCCTACGCTGACTGGAAAACCGATCCACCTAACGCGATCTTCTTGACGGAATGTGTTCTCGCGAAGCTGAAGGCGTTGCGGAACCAGGACAAAGACTTCTACCTGCCTGCGTGGATCTGTGAGAAGATGGGAGTCCACAAGGAGGTAAAGTTTCTGCACCGCGACGAGGATCATATCCGTCTCGACATCCAGTTTGGTCAACACGGCCACCTTGGTACGAACGGTGGACGCGGAGGAGTTGCCTCTTTCGCGAAGGTCAGCACCAAGATGAACGTTGGCCATATCCACTCGCCCTGGTTATTCCAGGGGGTTGCGGTTGCCGGTATCTGGGGAGACCTTGACCAGGGCTACAACGACGGGCTATCCAGCTGGTCGCAGTCAATGATCGCCACGATGCGAAACGGTCGACGACAAATACTCACCATCTGGAAGGGCAAGCACAAGGCGTGAGCTACCAGGGTCGTAGAGCGTTGCCGCCTGCGAAGGACGGTGACACGACCGATGCGTTTAGCCGATGGCGTCGCATGCTGTGTTGTCTGAATCGAGCTGGCGTGATCAAGAAGACAAGGCGTCGCTTTCACAAGCGTGCTCGAAAAGAAGCAAAACATAAAATACGAGAGGAATAGCATGAGCTGGAAACTATCACGACGATCCAAGAAAGAGCTTCTTCACGTTCACCCCGATCTGTGTCAGTTCGTTGATTGTCTATTGGCCGAAAGTCCGGTCGACTTTGGTGTTCACGACGGTCTTCGCGAGAAGGCGGAACAGAAAGAGCTGGTTCGCATCGGTGCTAGTCGGACGATGAAGTCCCGCCACCTGATCGGCAAGGACGGATACGGACATGCTGTCGATCTCGTTCCGTACATCAACGGCAAGCTTCGTTGGGAGTGGGAACCGATCTACGAGCTGGCCGAGGCCGCTCGCCGAGTGTCGCTCGAGATCGAAGTTCCGATCCGCTGGGGCGGAGTGTGGGATCGCCGCCTGGGCAATCTCGAGGCCGGATTCATGGAAGAGGAAGTCCAGGACTACGTCGCTCGCCGCAAGAAGCGCTTCCCGAAAAGAAAAGTCTTCATCGACGGTCCGCACTTTGAGCTGCCCCGAATCAAAGCGTACCGGTGAGCTACGAGTATAAGACGTCCCCCTTCGCGCACCAGAAGGAGGACTTCGAACGCACTCGCGAGAAGCGCAGCTGGGCTCACTTCCACGAACAGGGCACAGGCAAGTCTAAGATCATCGTAGACTCCGCCGCCTATATGTATGAGGCCGGTGAGATCAACGGCATGTTAGTTGTGGCGCCCAACGCCGTTCACCAGAACTGGCGGACGGATGAGCTGCCCGTGCATCTGCCGGACCGTATCGCTGAGAGAACGATGGCGGTCAGCTTCCTCAACGCCAAGAAGAAGACCAAGTGGCACCGCGATGAGCTGAAGGAGTTCCTTGCGTACAAGGACGGCTTCAAGGTTTTGACGATGCCGTACTCCGGTTTCATGACGAAGGAGGGCAAGGAACTCGCCTGGGCTTTCATGAAGCAAGGCATCATGCTGGTGTGCGACGAGTCGGGAGAAATCAAGACGCCCGGGGCGAAGCGAACGAAGAGCATGATCGCCGCGGGAAAATACCCAGCGTACAAACGCATTCTCGACGGGACTCCAACAGCCCAGAGTCCGTTCGACGTCTACGCGCCCATTCGATTCCTCGACAGCGACTACTGGAAGGAATACAAAGTCCCGACGTTCCAGGCGTTCAAGCATCGGTTCGGCACGTTCATGGGTGCGCCTAACGGCGGTGAATTCTGCACTGGATACATCAATCTCGATCAGCTCCACGATTGGATTCAACCGATCTCGTCTCGCGTCCTGAAAGAGGACGTGCTCGATCTTCCGGAGCGGCTGTACGCAAAGGCCGCGTTCGATATGACGCCCGAGCAAACACGCATCTACAAGATGTTGAAGGACGAGTATCGCGCCGAGATCAACGGCATGGAGTGGGACGCGGACCTTGCGATTGTTAGGCAGTTGCGCATGCAACAGGTCGCTTGTGGTTATCTCCCCACACCCGAGGAAGAAGGCCAATACGCAGAGCCTGTGCAGCTCATCGGGGATACGAACCCACGACTGGAGCTGCAGCTGGAGCTGTTGGATCGCACGCCGCATCAGGCGATCATCTGGTGCCGCTTCACGATGGACATCGATCAGCTCATGAAGCGCCTGGGCAAGACCGCCGTTCGTCTCGATGGTCAGGTCGACGAGGGCGGCCGAGAGCGATCGAAGCGCATCTTCAAGGCAGGCGACGCGCAATGGATGGTCGCGAACGCAGCCGTAGGTGGCACTGGGCTTACGCTCAACCACGCAAAGAGCATGTTCTTCTACAGCAACTCGTTTGTGCCCAGGCACCGCTTGCAGGCAGAAGACAGGAACCATAGAATTGGGCAGGACGTTTCTGTGCTCGTAACCGACCTGCTCGCACGCAACTCAATCGACTATCATATTGTCGACTCCCTCAGACGAAAAAGAAAAGTGTCGGCCGAGACGCTTGGAGATCGGGAAGTTGAATGGCTATGATGCGCGTTGGTGATATAGTCGTAACGCCCCTCGGATACGAGGCGAAGATCACGTCCTTCCACGGACCGTATGTCGACGTTAAATACCTGCCTGATTCGGGCTCTGCGGTGCGAATCAATACCTTCAAGAAGGAACAGTTGGTCATAAAATGAGCGTTGTCTACGTTGTCCAGAAGCAGATGAAGGTCGATTCCCGAACGGGTGATATGGTGTCTCGATTCGACTTGACCCAGGCCGAGAGGTATGGGACTATCAAATACTTGTTGTCGCCCAGAGCGAAGCCATACGGGGCCGGCGGAATCATCACGGAGCTATATGAAAAGCTCGACACTTTCTCTGACTCAGACTACTTACTATTGGTCGGCAACCAATGTCTCGTCGGACTTGCTATGTCCGTCGCATCCGATCTCAATGACGGCATTGTGAACATCCTGCAATGGTCGGGACGTGATCAGGCATACGTCGAAATCAAGGCAAATATCAATGACCCAAACTACAGCACAGACTCCCCCAGCAGTTGATTACTCTGGCTACGGCCAGACTGAAGTTAGTGGAGGGGACCTCGAACTCCTCGCCGGACTGGCAGACCGACAGCTTGACCTCGAAGCCCAGATCGCGGCGAAGCAGAAGGAGGTCAAGGCGCTTGAGGCCGAAGTTCGCGAGATCTCCTGGAAGCAGATCCCTGAGCTTCTCGACTCGCTTAACATGGAATCCTTCAAGCTGAAAGACGGCAGCTCCATCACCGTTGAGGAGAACCTCCGACTCAGCATCCCGAAGTCGGAGGAGCGACGCTCCGAAGCACTCGCGTGGATTCTTGAGAACGGCGGTGAGTTTCTCTTCAAGGAAGCCTTCCAGGTTCAGTTCGATAAGGGCGAGGGTGACGCCGCGAAAGAATTCGCCGAGTTCATCGAGACCTACGAAGGTCGCATCAATCTCAATCGAACCGAGGAAGTCAACACGTCCAGCGTGAAGGCGTTTCTGCAGGCCAAACTCGAGGACGGGGAAGAAGTCCCGCTCGCACTTCTAGGTGGTCATCGTCAGACGATCGCCAAAATCAAAAAAGGAAAGAAGAAATGATTTCGTTTTTCGCAGGGCTGTACATCGGCGGAGCCATCGTCGACTTTCTGACCAACCTCTTTCTCGCAATGACTCCGCGTGAGGCGGCAATCGGCGCAGCGATCTGGCCGTACTCTGCCATCAAGACGACCTACCAATTGGTTCTCCGCGAGTCAGACTAGATTTCACGGGCTGAAGCACTGGGGGCCCTTAAAGAACCCTCTGCACTTTCAACACAGGAGGCCTGACTAACATGGCCAAGAACGATAAGGCGACTGAAGAGTCCGCCGTTGCGACCACTGCCGGAAATGCCGTCAGTACCGAAGTCGACTACTCAGCGTATTCGGGATCGGGTTTCGAAAATCAGGACAACAGCGATATTCAGGTACCGTTCCTGCGTATCCTTCAGGATCTCAGCCCTGAAGTGAAGTCCGTTGAAAAGGGTGGGCTCGAAGGCGCCGAAGTCGGCAAGCTCTTCAACACCGTGACTCAGGAGTGCTACGACGAGGTGCTATTCGTGCCTTCCGTCACCAAGCATCTCTACAACGAGTGGGTGCCGATCAAGCAGGGCGGCGGTTTCGTCGGAACGTACGAGGTCACGGACAAGTTCGTGGTTGACGCGCTCCGCGCCGCGAAGGATAACGATCTCCCGTTCGGCTCGGTCAAGACCGAAGAGGGAAACGATCTCGTCGAGACGTTCGACGTCTACGGCATCTTGGTCGCGGAGAACAACGAGCCGATGCCTGTCATCATCTCGTTCACGTCCTCGAAGATCAAGGTCTACCGAAAATGGATGAGTGCCATCCGCATGTTCGTGCTGAACACGCCTAACGGCAAGATCAAGCCCGATCTTTTTGCACACCTCGTGAAGATCACGACGGTCGACGAGAAGAACAAGGCCGGTCAGGAGTACAGCAACTTCAAGCTCGCTCCCGCCAACGGCAAGCTGCTCGACAGCCTCCTGGGCTCGAACGACGAGCTGTTCATCGCTGGGCGCGACATGCACCAGATGGTGAAGGACGGTGTCGCCAAGGCTGACATGTCCACGAGCGAAGGCGGCGGTGCGGCTGAGAAGCCTGCCGGCGACCCCGACGGAGATGATCCACCGTTCTAGAGAAATTCTCTATCGCCTAGCCTTCAAGGGGTATTGAGGCATTAGGCGAACGGTGTTCTAGGGTGCCCAGCAAAGGAGTGTACCGGGGGCGGTCTTTCCAGGCTGGGCACCCACTTTCGTCAGGAAACAAATACAATGGAATGGTCACCAGACCAGGAGAGCGCCCTGAAGGCGGTGGGCGATTGGTACAGCAATGGAGCCGAACAAGTCTTTCGTCTCTTTGGCTATGCAGGTACAGGCAAGACTACACTCGCTCGGCATCTCGCCGAGACTACAGGCGGCCGTGTTGCTTTCGCTGCCTATACAGGGAAGGCCGCGTCTGTCCTCGTTAGCAAGGGCTGTCCTGCGACTACCATCCACTCGCTGATCTATATTCCGTACAGCAAGTCGAAGAACCGGCTGCGTACGATGGAAGAAGAACTAGCAGAGCTGACGGCTCAGCCGTCGTTGGATGAGCGCGGCAAGCGGCGCAAGAAGAGTCTCGAAAAGCAAATCGAGGACGAGAAGACTGAGGTCAACAAGCCGGGGTTCGTTCTGAACACCGAGAGTGAAGTCCGTCTGCTGGACCTGCTGATCATCGACGAATGCTCGATGGTAGGCATGGACATGGGCCAAGACCTGCTCTCGTTCGGCACCAAAGTTCTCGTCCTGGGCGATCCCGCCCAGTTGCCGCCCGTCGCGTCCGGTGGATTCTTCACGGATCAGAAGCCTGATTACATGCTGACTAGCATCCACCGTCAGGCTGAGAACGATCCGATCATTCACCTCGCGACGCTCGTGCGAACGGGGACGGCGCTCGCCAAGGGCGATTACGGACTCAGCCGAGTGATCTCCAAGAAGGGTCTCGAGCCGGATCTTCCGATGGCTCAGGATCAGCTCATCTGTGGGCGAAACGCAACGCGACATGGAATCAATCGACGATGCCGCGAGCTGTTGGGATACGACCTCAGTAGCGTCGTGGTCGATGGCGAGAAGGTCGTCTGCCTCCGGAACAACCACGAGCTGGGAATCTTGAACGGCACGCTGTGGTCCGTGGAGTGGTCCGACGCCGACTCGATCACCCCTGGGCTCGCGACAGAGGTCGTGACGATGCATCTCGCAGAGCACGGAGTCGTGAATGGAAATCAGTCTGCCGCTTCGGCCTGGGTGGCCGCGTTCGGTGGAGACGTCAAGGAGATTCCGTGGTGGGATCGCAAAGACTACGAGGAGTTCGATTACGGTTACGCGCTGACGTGCCACAAGTCGCAGGGTTCGCAATGGGACAACGTCATGGTCTTTGACGAGAGCAGCGCATTTCGAGACGACGCGCAACGTTGGCTCTACACCGCGATCACTCGGGCTGCCAAATCCGTGACGGTCGTGGTATGATGGCCGACCCTCGAAATTACCGGAGACAGATCTTGAGCGAGTTCGGCCCGCAGCACCCCTTTTGTGATCAAGTCCATGCAGAGAAGTACCGGGGGCAGCACGAGTCGTTCCCTGAAGCCATGAATCGAATTTCCTCAGCGATGTCCGATGGCGAGGAGCACTACCGGCAGTTTCGAGATGTTATTCGATGCATGCGATTCATGCCAGCCGGCCGTGTCCAGTCCGCGATGGGAAGCAGCCGTCAGGTCACGCCGTACAACTGCTACGTCAGCGGCAAGATCGAGGACTCATTCACTCAGGGTCATGGCAACATCATGCAGCGCCAGACCGAAGCGGTCGAAACGCTCCGCCTGGGCGGAGGGATCGGATACGACTTCTCGACTCTGCGTCCGCGCGGCGCCAGCGTCACATCGACTGGTTCGAACTCCACAGGCCCCGTCTCCGTCATGGGTGGCTTCGACGCCTACTGCCGCATGATCGCCGCGTCCGGTCACCGACGTGGAGCCCAGATGGGAGTCATGCGGATCGACCATCCCGACATCGAAGAGTTCATCCACGCCAAGCAGAACTCGAACGAGCTGACCGGATTCAACATGTCCGTGGCGGTGACCGACGACTTCATGCACGCCCTCCTGGGCGACCGTGGTTTCGAACTGAAGTTCGAGGGACGTGTTCACCGCACTGTCAATCCCGTCGCCTTGTGGGAAATGCTCATGCGTTCGACGTGGGACTGGGGAGAGCCCGGCGTCCTCTTCATCGACACCATCAACAAGATGAACAACCTCTGGTACTGCGAAGACATCGCGGCAACTAACCCGTGTGGGGAGCAGCCGCTCCCGCCCTATGGCGCCTGCCTCCTGGGCTCGTTCAACCTCGTGAAGTACCTGCGCGGCACAAGTCCGATCACTCGGGACTGCGTGACGTTCGACTGGCAGGGATTCATGGACGACATCCCGGATGTTGTGCGAGCCATGGACAACGTTGTCGATCGAGCCACGTATCCGCTCTACGAACAGAAGGTGGAAGCCCAGAGCAAGCGTCGCATGGGCCTCGGGGTTACGGCCCTAGCAAACGCTCTTGAGGCGATACGAATGCCGTACGGCACAGAAGAGTTCTGCGACATGGAACGTCGCATTCTGACCGTGCTTCGTGATGAGGCATACATGGCCTCGGCGATGCTGGCCAAAGAGAAGGGTCCGTTCAAACTCTATAACGCGGAGAAGTTTTGCAGCGGTGAGTTCTTCAAGACTCTGCCGGATCACGTTCAGGACGCTATTCGTGAGCACGGCATCCGAAACTCCCACCTCTTGTCGATTGCGCCCTGCGGTACGATCTCCCTCTCGGCCGACAACGTCAGTTCCGGCGTGGAACCGGTCTTCAGCTTCGAGGCTCTTCGGCTGGTTAACATGCCCGAAGGGCAGGTCGAGGTTCCTCTCAAGGACTACGGCTTTGACAAGCTTGGCGTGAAAGGAAAGGCTGCGGCAGACGTTACGGTCGAAGAGCATCTGCGCGTTCTAACCACGGCCGCGCGACTCGTCGACTCCGCGGTCAGCAAGACACTTAACGTCCCACACACGATGCCCTGGGATGAGTTCAAACAGATTTACGTCAAGGCGTGGGAATCTGGTGCCAAGGGCTGCACTACGTTCACCTCCGGCGGCAAGCGGGAAGGAATCCTGAAAGCCGTCGCAGAAGAAGGCGGCGCCTGCACGATTGGCGACGACGGAATAAGGAGCTGCGAATGATGCAGGAATACTGCCTGGGCTTCATGATAGGCGAGTGCGGGCAGGTCGCGTTGATTCGAAAGAACCGACCGGCTTGGCAGGCGGGCCTGCTGAACGGAATCGGTGGTCACCTGGAAGAGGGTGAGACAGGCGTAGACGCCATGGTTCGGGAGTTCGAAGAAGAAACAGGCCTTCTTGTTCCGGCGGACAGGTGGGAGGCGTTCGCCTATCTCAGCGGAGCAGCTTGGATCGTCAGCGTGTTTCGGACCTCACATCCAGATCTGAGTGACCTTCGATCTATGACCGACGAGCAAATCGAAATAGTTGACAGCTCAGACCTTCCCAAAGAGGTTGTTTCTCACGTCAACTGGTTAATTCCTATGGCGTTATTCAGCAAAGACTGTGTGGCTGATGTATGTCACTTCGCCGCGACAGACTCAGAGGGAAACCCGATATCATGATATTCAAAGTCGAATTTCTGGATCGAGATCTTCCCCCGAAAGCTTTCGTGGCTGATTCGTTGGAACATCTGAAGAAAATGTACATGAGCGGTGAGCTGGACGGAAACACAGTGAACCACGGCACACCGGAGAAGCCTGAGGCTGTCCGAATAACAGAGGTTTTGCTATGAGAACTCTCGCTGAACGATTCGGATTCGCCCCAACGAAATTCCTTCCCAACGGTTGCGGGGCAGGTCTGTCCGCCAAGCTGATTCCCGACGAAGCAGCCGGTGCCAACTTCGATGATTGCTGTGACCTTCACGATCTTGCGTACCATGTTGGAAAGGGCGGACTCCTTGGGCTCTTCTATGAGAAGCCCAAGGCGGACTTGGCGCTCGCGGTGTGCATGGATAAGCGACTCGACGAGCGTGTTATGCGTATCTCACGTCGGCACGGCTATAGCTTCAAGCTGGCAGTCGCGTGTTTAGCGTTGGCGTTCGTGCCGCTCATCTACTTCATCGGGCTTACGCTACTGGGCTGGACGCCCCTGACGTGGCCCTGGAAAGAACGGCCGATGCCATCGCACGAAGATCTCGAGCGACTGTTGGCCCACAATAAGGAAGATTGAAAATGTCGAATAAGCCCAAGGGACAACCGCCCAAGCAGACCACTCGAACAGAACCCGGACCTCCGCCTCCGGTCGGAATGATCACGCCGCCCGAGATCGTAGCAAGTCTCGTTGTGAAGCGGACGATTGGCGAAGATGAAAAGTTCGGTCGATGCAGTCATGCCTTGCAGCTGCTGCCGAATCATGTGATGCTGCTCCTCGTGACCGAAGAGGTCGACGGTATTCCCGAGGTCAGCACTTTCCTGGTTGGGGAAGAAGTTCCCGGGTTCAAAGTCACGAAGAGTGCGATCGAAACCCTGGATGGAATTGCTTAGCATCGAAGATTACTGGGAGAGGCTAGAGCGGCACGACTGGTTCTACGCTTGGCGTGAGGGCGATGACGGCTATGCCGAACTCGTCGAAGAAACCAAGTTGCTGTTCAACCTCTCCCGGGTTTCTCGTCTCCACCATCAGATCTACACGACATACTATCGGCTGATGTACGCCGACATCCTCGTTTACGAGAACGACCACGTCGGGAACCTTGAGATCCCGCACATCAACAAACCGGAGGCAGCGTGACAACCGCGAACGACATTCAAATCGGTGGCGACCACTACAAGACTTCAAACCTCCAGCCTTGGGATCTGATCAGCCGGCATAACATTGCCTTTCTTGAAGGCAATATCATCAAATACATGACACGATGGCGCAGCAAGAACGGCGTTCAGGATCTGAAAAAGGTCCAACACTACATCACGAAAATCGAAGAGATTCATGATACCGGGTACGAGCCAACTGGATCCGCAGGTCCGAAAATGGTTGAGGATTACTGTGTTGCCAACCATGTGAGCGACTTCAGGGAAGTGATTGTTATTTCGATCTTCTCCAACAAGTGGAATGCCAACCAGCTGAACCACGCAGCGCTCCTCGTTGATTCTCTAATCGTGAGCGAGTCCGATGGCCAAGCCGAAACAGCGTAAGCACAAGGACCAGACAAAGGGAACCGAAACTCAGATTCCGATGTTCGTTCCGCAGTCCGACTGGCGCCCGCCCAACCTGGGCGATCTCCCGGAATGGCCGA